TCAAGTAAAGTCATCATCATTCACCACCAAGAGTTCCATGATCATAACCTTTATCATAACCATCATCAAAACCTTCCTCATAAAGTGCTCGGGCAAACTTCAAAAGGTTTTCTGGTTTGTTTTCATCAATAGGATGAATTGCGAGAAAATGAGAAGCAAGTTTTAGAAGTTCTTTGTCTTTCATCGGTTTGGTTGCGTATGTAAGTATTGTAGGGCATCACAGGGGACTTTGGGAAGTCCTTGTGCCAGTTCAGGGAGTGTCCGTATAATAAGTATCCTCCTCATATTTTACATAATCAGTTTGAAGATATTGAAAGAACTCCCAATACTCATCATTTGTCATAGTATCACACCATTCTTCAAAGATTTGTCCTGTCCACCACCAACCTGCTTGGAGTTTCTCAAAGACATTCATAGGACGATTGTATTTCATTTGTTCTTCACCCACTTACAATCAAAAAATACTTTAGACCAGAACCTCACCCAAGCATTAGGAACTTTACCTTCTTGTGGTGTCCAAGTGAGAGGAGAAAAACCAGCATCACCACCAAACGCATAACAAGTCCAGTTAGAGTATTTTGGTTGTGTGATAAAGTATGTGTTCCATTTATCGTAATCATCGGGAAAAGTATATTCAGTATATTCAGTCATCGTATTCCAATTTTGAGAGTGTCTTTCAGTTCATTATAAAGTTTATTCAATCCCCGTCTCCTATCATTATCAGTCATATCAAGAATATGATACAATACATGTGCCTGTTCTTCGTTCAGTGTAATTTTATAATTTTTCTGGATTTCAATCATGTTGGTTGCTCTAATTTTTGAGTATAAACAAACGGAAAAACTTTGTCAAGTACTGACGAGCAACTCTCGTAATCTTTACCGTTAAAGTGAACACCATTGATCTGGTAGTATCGGACTGCCTGTTGAATAATTTTGTATTCGTCTGAAGTAAATTCGGTCATAGTGCCTCGATTTCGTTCGAAAGATTCATCATATCATTTTTGTCCAAAACAGTCAAGCTATTCTGAGCATTATAACACACAACATTTTCCGAGACAATACGAAGAATAGCAGCGGTCAGTTTGTTTTCGGTGTCTGCTCCACCATTATTTCTGGCTTGCCAAATGGCATCCATTACTTTTTGTGCTCGTTCAGTCATTGAGTTGCTCCAGTGCTTTACGGATGGCGTCGTAAGTTGTGTCGTCAATCTTGCCTTTGTCGTAGGCATCGCCTAGTTCACGAAGCGCCAACTCTTTATCCGTTGGAGGTTTTGGGCGGCGGGCGGCTTCGAGGGCAAGAGCCCATCGTGGGTTCTGGTTTTCAATTAACCAGTTCACACACGCCTCCAGCTCCTGGTCGGCGCCCCAGCGAGCAACCATCACAAAGATCTCTTTAGTGCTTAGGTGACATGGCAGGGTGTGCCACCTATCTAACAGATCTGGCGGCGGGGTGATTGGGTGTTGGTTAGTCATAATTATATTTTTCCTCCACTTCTTCTATTCGGTTCATAAAACTATCATCGCCATGATCACCAGAATACAAATAGTCAATGTGCCTCATAATCTCTGCCATCTTACGCATCTTAGGCACCTGTTCTTTCAGATACTCAATCACCTCATCAGAATGGTTTGGATACCAATCACCATCTTCTCCTGCTTTACCGTTGCGTCGGATTTCATCTTTCAACTCATCAGCAAACTGCCTTACTTTGTAATAATCGTAACCACAGTCAGTAAAATGCCCGCCGCTCATTTTTTACCCTCCAAAATGTCAAGTTGGTCAGAAACAAAATCAGTGAAATCAATCTTATTAGCATCAACACCTTCATCATTACAATCAAGGATAAACTCCACGAAGGAACCTAGAATGAGGCAAGCACGACGTTTATCATGCTCAGTGATGGTAGTATGTGGTTCAGCAACATACCTAGTGATGTGCTCGTAAAGTTGGTCGTAAGTCATAGGAAATCTCCATCTTCAAATGTAAAATACTCAGTAATAGCAGACATCACACAATCTTCAATCCGCTCAATGATAGCACCCTCAGTGGGGTTCTCAACATGTTTGTGTGCCCGTGAATAACCACGACGTACACCTTCTTCAATCGCCATCTCTAAGATGACACGCATTTTAACTTTCATTCGATTACCTCAAAGTCAGCAGTAATTTCCCAGTGGGAATCAGATTTATCACCAAAACGATTAGTTCCAGTGCGAGTGGCAACCCACATAGAGTATTTGCGGTTCTCAGATACTAAGAACAACTCACCACCACTATCCTGTTCTACAATACAAACGGGGTTGCCTTCCATTGTATTGGCAAGACGATTTTTAGCCTTGCTGGATTTGGGATTAAGAATAACTTTCCTCATTTGTTGAGCTGAGCAATAACAGCAACAATAGCAACAATCAAAATGATAGCTAACACAAACAGAGCACTAATCCAAATGGGAGACAATACCCACCACCAAGACCAGTTAATTACATGACCTAATTTCAATCCAATGAACAGAATAGTCAGGGCACCAGTGAAACTGATGCCACCAGAAGAAGAGGAAGATGAAGAAGACATAAGAGTGTCGTTTGATTTGTATGAATACATAATAGCCCCAATGACTCAGAAAGTCAAGGGAGTCATTGATAAGGATTGCTTATGGTCAGCATCGTATTTCATACAAATAGAACCATAGTTTATTTCTGCCCAGAAGTTTACTGGAGCACCAAATGGTCGTTTATATCCTGACATATGTTCACTCCATTCTTCAATAGAATAGCGAACACAATGCCACCCACAAAGGTAATCAGACCACCAATATGGCAACCAAAGGTTTCTATCATCAAATATATTCCATCGGTATTGTTTAGGATACCATGTGCCATACTTGTCTGTGTGACCATCTAACCAGTTGTTTGTATCAACCCAGCGTTTGTAGTTATCAAGTAATTTCATCAGTATTTCTCCAAACAATAAACACCATTCTTTTCAAGAATAGCAGAACACGTATCAACAAAATCACCACAGCACATATAAATCAAGTTATTAAACCGTCGAATGTTTGCGTGATGAATGTGTCCGCAAATAACTCCAGTATAATCCTTTTTTTGTTGATTGCAGTATATAATTAAATCGTACTCATACTTATCAATATAACTTTTTCCTCTCACACTATTTTTAAGAAAATACACCAAAGAGAACCGAAAGAAACGATTTAACCAAATACTCAAAGGTGTGATAAACTCATACCCCCAGTTGAATACCAGTTGCTTCCAAGAACCAGAAGAATATTCGGAATGCTTATCTCCATGAGTGCAGAGATACTTATTCCCGGCATTATCCTTATGGACGTACTCATCACACATCATAAAATTTTTGTGCTCAAAATTACAATACCTTCGGACTGCACCTTCGTGATTACCAAGAACATAAACAACTTCTGTGCCTTTTTTGCACAAATTTAAGAGTGCGTGAACACATTCGGTGTGCTCTCGTTTCCATCTGGTATTGTATTTCTCCATACAATAGATGTCTATGATGTCACCTACCATTACCAGTTTTTTAGTTTTGAGTTCTTTGAGAAATTTCAAGAACTTTTCAGTGTTGCATCTGTCAGTTCCTAAATGAACATCAGAAATAAAAACAGTATCGTAAATCATTTCAAATCAGTTTTTGTGGGGCAAGTTTCCAAGTTTCAGTATAGCACAACCATGGCGCTTCTTTATGTGACATTTGTGCCATCCAATGCCGTCCTTGATTATCAATAGCATCAAGGTAATGAATCCTAGTTTTAGGATCAATCACCCGTGTAATGTGTGCAAATTTTGCGAGTTCAGTCATTTACCCATTCCTCATAGCGTGTGTTAATCTTACCATCATTCAGAAAAATATTCAAGTGCCCTGTGTTACCATTCTCCAAATAGAATGCCATCCACACATGCTCACCTTCATCCATCACCTCATAGTGATAGCTTTTGATGTTGTCAAGTAGAAACTCATCTGGGTTGTAAAGTTCTTTATCTGTCATGTTTCATACCAAGTAGTTTACCATAAATTTTAGAATAAAACAAATACGTGAACGTGTCATTATCCTTCCTGAGCATTTCAGGTTTTACTAGTGTCAGCAATGCTTCAATCTCAGCATGATTAAAATCAGCATCAATGTTATGTTCAGTGACTTCCATTATGAAAAATTGTAATGAACTTCAGTATAAAATGATTTATAGCATTTGGCATTAGACACCTTCATCACCACCGGAGGAATGTAGAAAGCCCATTGAGTATAGAAATCCTCTTTGGTGATGAATCGTAGACCATGGAGATGCCATGTGCCAAACTGTTTATGAAACTCTCTCACAGCACGGTATTGTTGTGTTGTTGTTGCGACGTACTTATTTTCTGAGTTTTCAAAATCTTCTTTGCAGTTTGGTATCGCCTGTGTCATCATAATACATGTGGTTTGACCTTCGCCAGTGGCAAAGTAATCAGCAACCATATAGACCCAATACTCATCTACTGGAAATACATCACGATCATACTTCTGCTCGTATTCTTTCATACAAGCATCAGCAACCAACTGAAAGTTTTCTTTCTTCTTTGCTTCCAACTCTGCTCGTAGTTCTACCTTTTCTGTTTGGTCAAGTTCTTTGAGTGCATCAGTACATTCACCAATAGCACCAACGGCGGTTTGCATTTCAGTCATGATAAAAATACTTTAAGTGTTCGTCCCTGATCTTGCATTGACACTTGAACATTAGAGCAGTCATATTGAGTAAACTCTCGTCCTTTTTTACCAATTACTTCCACACGGGTGACATGTGGAAATGATTCGATAGAATCGCCACCAGGGTAAACCTGTTTGTTTGTTGCTTCTCGTTTCGCTGCTTCTTCAAGCATTTCTTCGTGTGTCATTTCTCCCATGGCGATTTACGGTTCATTAGATCAATTAGTCCTTGACTTGGTGCTGGTGGGTTGTCAAGCATCTCCATAAATGTATCAAAATCTTCTTCAGAAACTTCCATTAATTCGCCAAATTTATCAAAATCTATAGGATAAGTTTTTTCTTCTCCCGAGTCAATTTTTCTACACAATTCTCGTAGATACTCAAGAAACTCTTTGGGATAAACATCATCCTCGTTGAGTGATATCCAAAACCACTCAATACATTCTGCTTCGGCGTCAATTACTGATCTAGGAAGAGCATAAACTTCATAATTACTGCCCATCAAATCTCCCCACATACGAAAATTTGATCGAATAGATTGCCAACCAGTCATCCAACAATGACCGATCCAATAGTCAAACCAATTCATTTTAACTGTTTTAGAGTTTGTCATTAATCGGTTGCTCTCCAGTTACAGAAAGATGGGGAAGATTGGTACTCTTCAACTACTTGAAGAATCATATGAGAAGATTCTTGAGCGTCTGCTTCGTCCCAACAATCATTTTGTTTACCGCTGATGTAATAGGCGTACAGATGATCTTTAATGACATCCATGAGTTTGTCGTATTTTGTCATGAAGAATTTTGATGATGGTGGTATCGTAGCAGGTTAGTCGGGGTCTGTCAAGTCCTTTGTGTTGATCTTGAGATCTTTTTCCAATTGCCTTGTCATTCTCTCAACTCTCCAGTTGAGAGTCCAACGGGGGATTGGGTTAACGGGATGAAATCTGACGATCCACCACGCTCGTTTGAGTTGAACCCAAGCAAAACGAAACATTAATTCTATAAAAATTGCTACATTTTTATCAACTGCTACCATATATGTAACAACAGCAAAAACAGCAAATACAGCGTAATAGTATAGTTCCATTGGCCTGAGTTCAATTAAAATTATTTATTGCCTTGTTTAATCTTTATTTTTTATCGGGTTCTGGGTATTCCCATTCTCCCTTTTCTCGTTTACGGAGGCTCTTAAGTTCTTTGTAAAGTTCCTTGATTTGTTGATAAGCATCTTCTGGCGAGATTTTATCTGTGATTTCAAGTCCTGCAATGAGGGCAACTTTATCACCAAACCGTGCAAGTGCTCGTTCATAATCCGAAAGATTTTCATACATTATTCGATACCATTGAAAGTTCGTACATATTTAACACATTTTTGAAATTTTTTCCATTCTGCATCACTGAAGTTATCAGAAGCATAGGGAATGTTGACTATAGATGCACACAGACGATTGACGTTCACATAAACCATCATATCATTTGCGTGGGCTGGCGTAGTAGCAAATGCTACAACAACAGCAATAAGAAGTGTTTTCATTTGGTTACATGAATGACGGGGTTGCCTTCGACAAATACGGTTTGAACTAAATCTTCAAGCCGGGCTTGAGTTTTCTTGCCGTAATTTTTAAACACAGGAACAGTAACGAAACCAGTTGGCTTACGATACATGTTGAATTGACCAGCAGCAATTTTGCCGGTGGCAATATCCTGAGCATCTTGATGATTCAGACGAATCACTCGACCAATGGTCTGTGCCATTTCAACTACGTTCAGGTTCCTCATAAGAATAGTATGAGTCAGACCATGAACGTTGATACCTTCAGAAAGAATGCTGTAGTGAAAGATCACAAACTTACGGTTAGGATCTTTACCCCAAGCATTAAAAGTGTCAAAGAATTTCTCCCGGTTGACCTTCTGGCGGTTGACATACGCACCAAACTTGCTGGTGATATGAAGTACATCATAACCCCTTTTCTGGAGATTGTCAAGTAGGGCTGTGCGAGACACTGCTTCCCACAGTACCTTGCTGCTAGGAGCGGCTACAAGCACCTTCGAGCCAGAATGCTCGTCTAGGTCATCAATGATGTTAAGGAGGGTCTGAGCGTCGTCTGAGGCGGCACTGGTGCCCTTCTGACGTTCGTAGTCAACCTCGTGGGTCAAGACAGTAGGAGGAAGAATGCTACCATTCTCAACCAGCTCAGGAGCAGGCACAGTTTCAAGCACATCACCAAACACAAGACGATTATTCATGCCAGTGCCATAGGGAGATGCCGTGTGCTTAGGGGTAGCAGTGAAGTAATAATAATTGTCGGCATTACACTCAGCAACACTAGTAAAGAAGTTTTTCTTGGTAGCATTGTGTGCTTCATCAAAGTAAGCAACATCAATCTTGATACCAGATTCGTTAATACGATGAAGAGAATGGTATGTGGTGAAGATCAGTTGGTGCTCATCTTTGAGAAGAGAATTCCACTGGAGAATTTTTTCCGGTTTTGTGGTTCGGTAGTGTTGAGTTTCGCCACTGTGAACGTGAAGAACGTCGGCACAGCTAATCATCTCAAGAAATTCGGAAGACAGTTGCTCAGCCAGCAAAATACGAGGAGCACACATCAGAATCGTGAGTGGTGTGTCTGATTCAATAAAGCGACGAAGAGCATCAAGAATCATGATAAGGGTCTTGCCGCCCCCGGTGGGTACGATCACCTGACCGAAAGCATTCATCCGAAGAGCTACAGAACCACGTTGTTGGTGGGGACGGAGTTTCATGGCAAAAGCGTTTTGATACAGACAGTATGCCACGAAAAAGGGGGCTGGTCAAGCCCCCCGTGCCAGTTATTGAACTGGTTTTGATTTCATAACAATATTTTCGTATTCAAAACCTCCCTCTGGAGAAATAACATAACAATGCCAGTAGTAATCACTGTCTGGTAAGTAATTAACTGCAGGAAACCACGAAGATGCGTCAGCAATAGCAGAATCTGCACTAACATATTTTAAAACATTTTGAAATTCTTGCTTAATTGCGTAATACACTTCTTCTGGTAAGTGTTCTTCATAATATTTTAAAATTTTTTCTTTTTTATCCTGCTCTAGCTTTGCAAAATACGGGTTGTAAAAAAACAAATACGAAAATCCACTAGATTTAGCATTTTCACACAATACATCTAGAAAATTTGTAAAAGAATATGGATTAATCATTTATTGGTTCCTCCGCAATTGGTTGATCTGAAGATAAAATTTCTGCTGTAGCTTGCTGAACTTCTTCAAGTTTTCCCTCTTTTTCTAGAGATTTTCTAGCATTTTCTAGCAAGTAATCTAGATATTCTTGGTCATTTGTAAATACTTTACCAACAGGATTTGGAGCATATTCGGGTTCTTCTGGTCTAGTTTGAAGCATTTGTAAGAACTGTTTGTAATATAGATCCATGGTAACTTCCTTGACCATAAGATATTGAATCATTCTTTCTCTAAAAGTTCCAATATAATAGGAAGAAATTGCAATATATTGTTCTGGGGTATCTAAGTATTCAGCTTCTGGATGATTTGCCGAGTAAATAGATTTAAACAAATACGGATCGATAGGAAATTTTATATCTTGAGCTTTAATATTGGGATCATTTTGCATATTTGTAAGCGGAAGATCACGCAATTCTTTTCTATATTTTACCCACATATTTTTATTTTCTTCTGCCAGAGGAGAGTCATTAGCTACCGACCAATCACTATCAGATAAAAGAAAATTTCTTATGAGTCGTATATTTGCCCAATTTGCTTGTGAAGTTTGATAATATAAAGTTGATAATTCTTGTTGAAAATTTTCTCGGTCAAAAGAATCCACCAAATAAAAAGTATCTTTTAAAAGTTCATACATTTGCTTTCCATCTGCAGAATCATATGATTCCATTTCATAATTTTGCCAATAATATTCACTTGTTTTGAAATTTTTTAAAAATTTTCTCCTTTCACAAACATAGGATTCATTATCATACCACGTAAATGTGATTAATTTGTCTTTATCAGTATCCCAAAGTGGATACAAATTAGGTGCTAAATCACGTTCAAACAATTTTGTGGGAATATCACGAACAATTCCCCTATACATTATTGTTCTTTGAGGAACATTTAATTGTAAAATTAATTCTGGTAAAGAATATCCTTGTCTAACAACCATGATTTTTTCTTTTATTAAATATTTATTTAAAATGCTTTAATGATATGTTTTACCAAAGCATATGGTTCAAGCAAAGGAATTTTTTCTTTTGGTTGAATAGCCGCATATGGTATAAGTGGAGTTGCCGAAGAAAGTGAGAATGTAAGATCAGATGCTTGCATTCCGGCAGTATATAATTTATTTGCGTTTCCTTCTACTTTATATTCTAATTTATCAATGCTAGTAGGTAATTGGCCAGCACTTTGAACAAATTTTAGTTCTGTTGTTTGTTCGTAATAGTAAATAATTTCGGCAATTCCGTAGTGATCAGTGTCTCCGGCATTGTCGTTAGATATGTCAGCAGTAGATCTGGTTTGCACAATTTTGAATTTGGTTGTTGTAGTTTTTGCTGCAGGAGGTAAAACTACATCATAGGTATACCATTGTGTATTTCCAGATGATCCATCAGTTCTCCCAAAATTTTCCTTAGGAACAATTACACTAATATAATAGGGAAAACTATTGCTGCCGTCAATATTATAATAAATTGATAATTCATCGCCTCCTTGTTCAGGAAGATCCCCGCCATTTTCACCATTACCTCGGGCAACTTTTATTGCTATTTTTTCAACTTTAGTAGTATTAAATTGTTTTAAAATAATATATCTTTCTAAATCAGAACCACCAATTTTAACGTATCTAGTATGGGCAACACTAGATACAATATTAATTCCTGTAACTACGCCAGAAGTAACTTGAGCAAGAGCAGTTGTTCCAGCTCCAGCTCCACCATAAAAGTATACGGGAGGAACATTAGTATATCCACTACCACCATCAACAATATTAACAGTTACAACCCTTCCATTAGAAACAACGGCAGTGGCAGTTGCTTGAGTGCCTGAAGAAACATCTGGTGCTCCGATAACAACTTCAGGAATTTGAGTAGTCGGCAATTTAAATCCACCAGAACTTCCCGTTCCTGATCCAGAACTAGAAATTGTAGTAATTCCAGAACTAGCAGATTCTATAATATCGCCAACTGAAGTACCTGTACTTCCACTATCATACCCAACTATTTTTTGAAAAATAACAGAGGCAAACCCATCTTGTCCAGCAGTTCCTCCAGAAGGAGCATTTCCCCCAGCACCAACATCAATAGTTATATCAGTAATAGAGCTAACACTGTTTCTATTAATTACTACAAAGCCCACTCCACCAGCACCACCTCCACCACCCCAGCCTTGCCAGTAACTACGATCTTCAGATGCGGTAACAAGAACTGCTCCACTAGAATAATTAGAATTTACATCAAACCCAGTTACTGTGGCAACATTGGTGTCGATAGCACTACCCCCAGCAGTGCCCCCAATACCACCGCCGTGAGATGCCGCACCACCGCCGCCAGCTCCACCAGTTCCAGCCCCACCTTCTTTGGGACCAACACCGCCGCCACCACCGCCGCCACCACCGCCGACGCAACCGGCACTACCGCCAGGAAGTCCAGCTCCACCAAAAATTATATCAGTTGTTGGTACTAACGTAGTGGCACTTCCGCCAGGACCATTACAATCTCGTGGAATTACATATCTTTCGTCCCATCCCCCCATACCACCACCACCACCAGCGCCAGCAACGACAGATTGACTACTACCAACAGAAATTGCTGCCATAGTAGATCCACCACCAGCGCCACCATCTTTTCCAGAACGTTGACTGCCATAACCAAAACCACCAACTCCTCCATTAGAATATCCAGTTCCGCCAGGAGATCTTTGATCAAATGTTGGCGTATTACCAATAGTAAATATCCAAGTATAAGAAGGATATATCAGTTTTCCAGTTCCTGCTTGAGTTATTTGGTTGAGCCCAAATTTTAAGTACGCACCTAGTCCAGGTGTAGGAGTGCAGGAACCTTCCTCGGTGCCAAATGTGCCAACTGACCCGCCATTTCCTCCCCAAAGTTCAAAAGATGGGCTGCCAAAAATATAATATGGTTGTGATTTACCAATTACTACTGTAGTATCAGAAGTGTACGGACCAAATGTTAAAGCCGCATTTGAATTTGAGATAAATCTAGTTTCCCCAGCACTTCCCGTGGTAACACCATTTCTACCACCTTCAGATTTATTACCGCTGGGGATATCACTTTGTTGATTATATATTCCTTTCCAAAATGGTCCTGCACCTCCATTTGTCGGCTGAACATTTTCTGCCGAAGTAATTGTAGTAAATTCATATAACGAAGACGACAATGATCCACTAGTACTAGCGGATCCATTAACTCCAGCTTGGCCACCTGTACCTGTATTAGAATTTGGGTTGGTTGAAGATGCTCCTCCCCCACTGCCGCCAGTAGCAGTTATTGTAAAAATAGATCCATCGCCAAGCTTAACTCTAGTTTGACCTCCACTATTTCCAGGTAAACTACCAACAGCGCCAGATCCAGATCCCCCACTTACCTCAATTCGCAATTGGCTCCAATCAGTAGGAACATTAAGTGTTTCTCCAGTTACTGCAGTAGTATATTCTTGTCCAGTATTTTGATAAATTGCGGTTCCTGGATTAAAAAATTGCACCCCGCCAACAACAGAATTTGATGTAAAAGTTTTAAATGCTGGGTCGTCAGTAGAAGTTACTTGTTCAAAAGAACCTCCTCCACTAAGTCCAGTTGATGCCCAATAATATCCAGGAGATTTGATACTCCCGACACCTTCATCTCCACCAAGATAATTAAATGTATCGTATGTAGCAACTGTAGTATCAGTTAATGCTCTTCTAGCTAATCCATGACTATGCTGAAATGCCAGTCCACCAGAAGGAGAGAAATTTAGTATTTTCCCCTGTTTTGTTTTATAATTTCTCAAATAACTGTCAAACAATCCTCTTTGTGGTCTAGAATCATCTTCGGAAGTTTCACTATGTAATAGTAAATGGGTATGATCCGGCGGCCCAGTTAATCTGGTTAAACTTGTATTTACTTGAACAATTTGCGAACCACTAACGTATGCAGGCACGGTTGTAGATACATTAGTATAACCAGTAGTTGTAATTTTACCAAGAGAAAATTGTTGTTTTTGCGATGCTTTACTTAAATACCAATTACCGCCAACAGAACCCAATCCAACTTCTAGTTCATTTAAACCGACTGTCGGAGATCCAGATCCCCAAACTGGACCATTACCAACAATTTTTTTGGCTTTTAAATCAGGTACTTTAAAAGTTCCCAAAGTATTAGATGGCCAAATATTAAAAATATTTTCTCTAGTAACTGCTATAGTTACTGAGTTGAATACTCCAGTTCCTGGAGTTCCTCCATAATCATTTCCAATAATAGAATATAATACTGGATAATCATTTATATTATATTCGGATCCATCACAATACAAATAACCCTCATATTGATAATCTGGATTGTCTCCTGGATTAGCATTGCCTGCTCTATTTAAATAGGCTGTTGTGCCATCTACCGGAGCATCAGTAGGTATAAATGCATTATCAAATGTATTTGATTTTGCTTTAAATACTTGAATTATGCTGCCAATCGGAAACGAATCGGTAGATTTATCCGAGTAATAGTTTTTTCTTTTATTTCTATAAATTGGATTTGGGTCTGGCATTTTATATCTTAATTAAATATTCCATGATGATAAAAGGAGAGCTTACTGCATCGAGAGAAACTGCATTACTTGTGGAAAGAGTTAATTGAGTATTTAAAGCATCTGGTTCAATTAAAACTGATTCTGTAATTAAATTATATGCTTGTTCTCCTCTCTCCAATACAATTCCATGATTGTGTACAGTAGGATCTCCGGTATACAAACTAGCAGGAGAGCTTACTTCGGTCATACTATTTTCTACTTGAGAATATCCCCGAGTTTGTGATGAATTACTATTACTATTTAACGGAACAACATCAACTAACGAAATATCTTTCCAATCAGTAGGAGCTGTGCCGGTAGTATATGTACTTGGTGTACTTCCATTGCCAACTCTTCCTAATTCTCCAAAATTAGTGCAGCCAATTAAAGGAACAGATGGCAACCATTTTCTTCTTTGAGCACCAGCAGACCCAAAATATCCAGATTGACCAATTTGGTAAGTAGCTGGGGCAGTTAACAAACAATTATATTTTAAATCGGTAAAAATATTATCTCCATCGTTCCAACAAACATTATAAGTATATTTTTCATATAGTGTAGTAATACCCAAAAGTGTCGTTGTAGTTGGGTTTGTATTGCCAGTTGCTGCTCGGGCAGAATCATTAGAAGCAATGACCCAACACGCAGGTTGATTGCTTCCTGGATAAGAAGAAGCATCTGGGTGAGTAGTGGCAACCAGCCAATTTTGTATATTTACAGTAGTACCCACCTTGTAATAACATATTCCGGTAGATGGTTCAATATTAGAACTTACAGTATTAGCTGATTTAATTCTAGTTCTTTTAGTAGTACTAAAGTGCATGTGTGAGTAAATACCACTAGATTCAACTTCCGACTGATCAGTTCTTTTCGAATTATTGGAACCAGAAGTCCAAACTGGTTTACCAACAATCGGAATAGTTTGTGAAGGCAACGAAAATTTTCCTGCGTATGACAACCGAACGGTATTTCCAACTACAGATTCGGCAGTAATACCGATGCCGGATTTTTTAACTTCTATGCCAACACCATTTTCTTCTAAAACATTATTATATGATCCAGCATCTGGACCAGGAACAGGTCTAGGAAATTTTGATCCTAAATCAGGAACAACAAATTCTGTATCTTTAACTTGAAAGACAGGATCCCCAGATAAATTTCTTTTTAAAAATTTAGTAGCAGTTCCAACTCCTAAAATTTCTGCTAATTGTGGATAGGAAACAGCGTTATATTTTGACCCATCACATTTTAAATATCCGGCAGGTAAAATTGCTTTATTTTCTGCAGAAATGGGATCAACATTATATTGCACCGGCCAAATAATAATTGTACCGCTCAAAGTACCATATTTACCCCTTTCTTGGGAATAAAATCTAGCCATTAATATGCCCTCATAATGTACGTGATGTTTACAGAAGGAGCTGAGGTATTTATAACAATATTTAAAGCATTTTTCAATGGTTCTGGATAAACATTATTAATAGCAACATTATTTACTGGGAAGGTTGGGGGCGGATTGAGAGTTCCTCTGGTCATAGCAATATCAAATGTTCCGTGTCCGTGTCCAGTAAAAGAATTACTAGTTGGATCTAAAGCAGCATTAGCATTATTAATAGTAGTTGGATAAGTGCCGTGTTTAAATGTTAAAGTTTCTGTTCCTGAAGCAGTATCTGTAGTAGTATTACTAAGTTCAATTTCATACACATAAGTCAATACTGTTGTCCCAGATACTCTAGTAATACCTAAAACTTGAGTTCCTGATGGTATTCCAGTTCCAGATCCAAACACCCACATGAATGGAACAATATTATCAAATAATGTTCCCAAATCAGTACCAATTGGTAATCTAAGTTTAGATACTCCTGGTTGCATTGATACGTTAAGGACTTGAAATCCAGTTAGTACGTCGGGATTTGCTGGCGGAGTTGTTGGAAGTGTAGATATACCAAAATAATTTCTTCTGTTTCCATGACTTGCAGATGGTTTAGGAAACAATCCAGTCCAGGCATCTTGCTGATGATTTTTATTTGGAGTATCTGCAAAAGTAGCAGTATAAGTTGTACCATTAACTGCTCTTTGTGGGGCTGAATTACTTGGAACTTTACTGTAATCATAATTTCCAGTTGCAGGAAAATATAAAAATTTGTCTGTAGTTGGCATAGTATTTTCAGCTAACTCATCACCAAAATATGTCGCCAAAACATATCCATCTTGCCAAGTTGGTGCTGTTTTTATATCACTCAAAGAACAATCAACATATCCATATCCATCACATTCTCCAGAAACAGTTCCTCCCGTTGTTGTGCTTGATGGTCTAAATTCCATGGGACCAGTACTATTAGCTTGAGCATATGGATATGTAGAAGGATGTGGGTGCCCCGGCATATGATTAATTCCTAATTTTCGAGGAATTGTGTAAATACTAGTATTGAAATCTGGATTAGATATTGCAATATCTGTCATTTTGCCAGAAAACGTCAAATCAGCATTTGTCGCAGGAGATCCATTATTTACCTGAAATGTTAATGCCGGAGCCCCACCATTTCCAAGTAATACATCAAAAAAACTAAGAACATCATTATCACGATATCCCTGACCACCAGAATTTATTGATATAGTAACAGCGCCACCTAATCCACCACCAGCATTTGCAACCACAACCGTAAATAATGCTCCTTCTCCAGTACCTCCTTTAGCAGCAATTGGACCATATGTACCAGGCTTTCGGGCAGTGGACACTGGCCCAATATTATCAACAGCATTAATTATACCAGAATCAATTGATTGTAACGAAAAAACAATGTCTGATTCGGAAAGAACAAGAGTATTAATGGGAGTAGTAAATCCGTCATCTTTAACTAAAGTACCCAAAACATTTTTTGCATCATATTGATTATAAAGATATTTTGGTTCATTTAACATATTTGGTTCTAAATCCATCAAAACTCTTGCACTTATATTAGGAACTCTAAATGAACCACTATATTCAGGAAATTGTCCCGTAAAATTAGTTCCTCCATAAGAATTGCCAATAATAGAAGCTAATAAAGGATATCTTGATGCCGAAAGAGACGCTCCATTACAAACTACCCACCCCTTAGGAATATTTGAAGGGGTGAACCCATCGGAACCATCACCACTCCAAGGCATAATAGTTCCAATTTTAGCAAATTTTAAAGATTTTATAGTACTATATCTTGCTGCCATAGTTTATAACTCCGTCAACCACCAACCCTGTAAATTGGTTGGAATAGATGTACCACCTGCAGTGCCAGGAGCATCAGAATCACCAACATAAAGTAATCCAAATGAAGCATTTCTAGTTTGAACAATAAGTTCTCCACTGCCCCACGAAGATGTTAATAAAGATGCACCGGCACTAAGTTTAGTTCCAGATGTGTCTCCTTGAATAGCAATCGGAGTAATTCCATTTGGAAGTGCTCTAATAACAAGATTTGTGTTATATTGAAGATTTCCTGAAATTTCTATAAATCTAATCATGTCCCCAGTACTGGCATCATTTGGTAAGTATAAAACCATATTGCCGCCAGCAGTACAATTTAACAGATAATTATTATTTGGTTGTAAAGGACTTGTTGTTTGTTGACCAACTCCAGTGCTTGATTGAGCAACGTAAGTCCATCTTCTTCCACCTTTAGCAGTAAAATATTGGTTAATACCAAATGCATCAATTGATCCATCTTGGTACATCTTAAAGTTTCTAGGTCCAGTAGTACCAGCACCAGCAGATCCCAAATTATCAATGTGTAAAATAGGTTCTAGTGAACTTTGCACTGTTCTTACTTGCCCAGCAATATACAATCCATTGGCAATCTTGACTTTTTTATCAACTTTATCAACTCTCAATATTGTAGTATTTGGTCTTTCATTTTCCTGTGCTATTTCATCATAAACAAATAAATCACCATACATTCGGAGAGATCCATTTAAATATAATCCATCCTTTCCAGTTATTCTATCTCCAACAGCTCCATCTCCAGCATGACCATCATCATTAGCAACATTAAATATTAGTGTTTTGCTATCACTACCATACATTCTGAGGTTTCCGCTATTGATTGTAACATCTCCATTTGCGGTGAGATTGCCACCGCCAAAATATGGAACAATTTCAGCAGGTTCTCCGGTTTGGGTATAATTTCTAATAGATTTTGGTAATTTTGTGCCAAATACTGGATCAACTGCTCCACTAATGCTGTCAACAAGGAAAATTTCAGTTCCAATTCTAAGCCACTGACTATAATCAACCTTTTCCTGAACCATATCACCGTTCAGTAAATACATCCTAATTTTATTTCCATTAGTATTCGGAGATTCGACCCCAACTCTTCCAGTAGCTAGGATGTTATAAATTAACGTTGTTGTTCTAGGATCTTTATCAATTTTCCATACTGTATAATTCACGGCGCCAGATAATGCGCTAGTTTGTTCTTGTGCTCTACCGCCAGAAGGATATACTAAATTTGATTCAGTTGGTAAATAATTTATTCCATTAAGTCTATATGGTGCTGAAGTAATTCTAATAATTTCGCAAGCAACATCATCATAAGAAATCAGTGCCAAATCACCAATTTTAAATCCACTAATACTAGCTACTGGAATATTTACTGTGTTTGTATTAATTGCAGTAGTTATATATGTACTAGGTCCACCTGGCTGACCAGCCATTGGAGAAAAACGATAGGAATAAACTGGATCAGTTGTAGTATGGGCAATAGGAGTTGTTCTAAAATACCCACCCAAAACAAATACCGCCGCAGCTTGACTACCAAAAACCGCATCACCAGTACAACTATCAATACTAACTGTTTCGGTGAGAGTATTTTTAAATACTAATTTTTGGGTAGCATTTCTAGAAGTACAATCTTTTCCGTCAAGAGTAAATGTTCCATAAACTGTTAAATCTCCACTATTAGCAATATTAGGATTACCAATTGTAGTATCACCATTTACCGAATCAACTTGAAATACAGATAAAGGTGATGATCCACCATCAGTAATAGTTAATTTTCTTGAAACAGTATTGCTGGAAGAATTAATCTTAACAAATTCACCAACAGTTCCAGCACTATTTCTTTGAACAATGATATAATCACCAATTGCCAATTGCCCACCAAATTCTGCAAGTTGGAATAGATCGGTGCCACCAGTATTATCAATATTGTTTTTGATCCAAGTAGCGTCAAGAGCAACATTAATTTTTCTTACATAAGTTAAATCATCATGATCTGCTCTAGTTGGAGTAAACGTACCAAGTGGTTGCCTTTGAACTTTGATATAATATGGAGCAGCTTCAGTTTTAACTAATCCCCCAGTAGGAATTTTAACAATCTCTGGGTGCTTACTTCCATTTTGTGTATCAATTAAGAGGAAATCCCCCTCACTATATCTTGGAGCAGTAAGTAGTGGTAGATAATAATTGTTACCACTAAGAGCAGGTAATGAATAGGCAAGAATTTCATCTCGGAATCCTGCTCCACCCCAATCACCAGAACCAGGAGTATCAATTTGATTTACGAAATAATTTGGACTAATAGAATTGCCATTAACGATAGTGATAAGGTCAACAGTTTTATCTAGCGGTGCTGCTTCCTGACCAGTTAAAGCAAGTGCCGAAGTTCCTAGTTGTGCTCTAGAACCATTGAAATCAAATGATGATAAACCACCACGCAATATTACATTACCATTAACTGATAGGCTAGCATCAACATTGAGAGAATTTCTAATAGTTGTAGTACCACCCTGACCACCAAATCTGATGGTGGAAGCACTGTTAGCAAGATTGACAACCGTTGCTTCATTAAAGGCATCAAGTGTAGAGCCGGTAGGGACAGTAATCTTGAGTGAAGAACCAATACCTCTTAAGTAGCTAAGGGCAAGATCACCACCAACTCTTGTTAATTTAGAATCAAACGAAACATAACTAAACGTTTCTCCTGTGTTAAAAGCTCCGCCAATGCTAATAGTTGAAGAACCAGTAGAAGCAATGTTATTGCCAATTCTAATGGCGGAATTGGTAGAAAAATTGCCAACATTAATTGTTGAAGCATAATTACTAATATTTGTAGTTCCAGTAAATGTGTTTTGGTTGAGTAAATTAAATGTTCCTGCAGTTGTAGTGGTTGTAATATCTCCCCCGTTAACTGCCAAATCACCAGTAATTGTAGTATCTCCAATTAGAGACGAAGTTCCACCAACTCTAAGATTTTGACTAATTGCAGAAGAGCCGATTACCGCAAGAGCGACATTATAAATTCCACTATCAGCAGCACCATTTAGTTGAGCATTAGTTGTGTTAATACCAACTCTTCCGTTGTTTGTAGTGGATATTCTGAATACAGAAACATTGTTTGGATTAGCACTGTCACCACCAACTAACAACGCATTGTCTTGATTGATAAATGTTCTATTAATAAAAGCCGAATTAGCAATAAAATTATTTGGTAAAGTTGATAGAATTTTACCACTGATAAATGTTGTTCCAACAATATCAAGGTTAGCTCTTGGGTTAGTAGCACCGTTTTCAACAAATGCATTTGTATAAGCATTATGTGAGGCACGAGCAACGGTGTTGATACCAACTCGGTAATCACCAATGTCCTCAGTATTAGTTCTGATTGACTCGGAACCAAGAATACCAAATTCTTTCCAGTTTGCTCTAGAAATTTCAAATCCAGGATTGGTAGAAATAATCTGATTGTTATTATAAGTGGTTCCAACTGCTGGGACACTTCCAATAGCAAACGTACAAAAATTAGCGTCAATCCCCGCAGAAAGAACTGTCCAAGTACCATTAAGATTTGAATTTAGGCTAAAATTAGAAATTCTTAATTTAGAACCAGAAGTTACCTTTAATTGTCCATTTGTTACTGTCGAGATCCAATTTATTGTTAATACAGTCCCGTTACTAATAATATTTTGAATATTAGTATTGCCAATAGTAGTATAATAGTTTGCATAAATCCAACCCAATGATCCAGATAAACCTACTTCCTTACCTTTGAAAAGAATATCTCCGTTTTCTGGTTTTTGAGTATTACTATAACTAATTTCTTGTAAATTATTGAATCTTTTACTTTGATCTGGAGTAATGTTAGTTGGTCCTACCCCAGATATAAAATGAGTTCGAATAGAATATGGTTGCCCCACATTTCCAAGCTCTTGTCTAGGAATAATGCCATAAATTGCAGAATTAATTCTATTTTTGCCTAGTGTAATATCACCGTCAGAATTTTTCTGATGTTGTCCATTACTCAAGGACATATCATCTCCCTGATCTGCACTAAGAATACTTGTTACTCTTAATGCAGTTCCTTCTGTAGCATCTACACTAATGGTAACTGGATTATTGAAGTTAGCGTCACCTTCAACAGTAATACGCTCATTGAATGTAACAGGAACATTAAATGTAGTTACCAAAGAACCAATATTATCTCCACTATCATCTACAGAATCTTCTAAAACAGCTTGCTCTAAGAAAGTTTCTACTCCAGTAATAGCATTGATTTTTCTATTACCAATATAAAGATCTCCGTTAGAGTTTAAACCCGTGTAGAATACAATACCGCCATTTTCTTTCTTAGATTGTGCATAGAAATCTTGAGTATCAGAAAGAACAACTTCTTGACGAAGTGGAAAGCCAGTTGAGTAGTTACCAGGACCAAAACCAAGATATTCAAATGTGTGGTTACCAGAACGAGCAATAGATGGTCTACGAAGTTCTACATAAAGTTTTTGTTCGAGTGGGAATACAGAATTACCTGAAATTGGAATCTTTCTATCTTCAGAACCAGAAGTTGCGTTACCTTCTTGAGCTTGAATAATATTAGATCCTTCTACTGCGGAAGTGAAACTTTCTGATTTTTCAAATTCATAACGTGATAAAGCTGGTTGCTCAATTATATCATAAACAAGCTCTTTAGTTTCACTTCTCTTAGAATCATTTATAGTTACTAATCCATGAACATAATTATCGGCAGCAGATATTGAAGCAGGAGCGTCGTTATATGATGAATTTATCTGTTTAAACCATACTGGGTCATTTTTATAATTTTGTGGGTATAACTGAGAAATTGGTTGAGAAAATTTATAATTTTTAAAGTTATCACCAACACCAGCGTTTGTTGGGAATGGGGAAATATTGCCTCTAACACATGTTAGATAGTAAATACCATCTTGTTGGCCAGCAATTCTTTCTTGTACTTCATTAATGTCAAAGATATAAAAAGTATCTTCAATATTACCAACATCTTCAACACTTACAATTTGATATCTCTTACCAGTATCATCAGTAATATAATCTCCTGGTACTAATGTGTATACATTAGCACCTTCTACTCTATAGAGATAATCTCTACGATTAGATTTATCTCTTCCTTGAGGATCACCAATACTATTTGCTTTACCAATTAAGTTTGCAGTAATAGTAGACGGCGATTTAATTTGACTAAATGATGTTGCAACAGCCGAACTATAATTAATAGATCCTTCAGTAATACGAAGAATTAAGAAGTATCTGTTGTTTACACTTTTGTAAGAATGTACAATTGCAGAACCAGAAGAAAAGCCGGTCCAATTAATTCTTTCTGCATTCAAAGCACTACTGAAAATACCATCGCCCCCTTGAGGTTGACTAATTTCAATAGCTGTAAAAGTTTCATTTTTTAAAGATTCATTAATAATAGTATGATCAAAAGCAATTACTTCAAGATAATCGTTTGCAATTTTTCTTGCAGATTGGATTGTAAATGCAATATTTGATTCGGTTTCAACTATTTTAGGTTCTGTATAATAAGGATCATAAAGTCCTACACGTTTTTCTGGGCTCTGTTCAAAAACACTAGCACCAATTCCACCAAGTACATAACTATCCCGAGTCAATCCAATTGTTTCTCGGAAGCCAATGTTGTTTTTAAATACTGCGGTATTTTGTGTGTTGCCGGAAACTGGGGCAAGAACTATTTTTTGGGGAACAAGTCTTCTCTTATCGTCGGTTCTGATTTTAATAACAAAGCCATTGAGAGGATTTCTAACAGTTTCAAGGTACTTAGGAACGACATAGCGAAGCCTATAAACACGATCTTCTTTTGATCTAGTATCTTCTATACGTGTATACCAAGAATCCAATGTTCTGATTTTTCCTGATCCTGGACCGTATGCACGAACATCATGAAAACGTGTCAAGATACTATCAGTTTTTAGTGTTGCCCCAGAAGATTCGTTAATTACTTGTAGATACCACAATCCGCTTGTGTTTCCAGTAGCTGAATATTCTGCATCAAATAACAAGGGACTTCTTCTTTTATTTGCAAAAACATAAAAATTCCTTCCAAACCCACCAACAAATGAAATTTCGTTGGTTCCGGCAATGGCATCCGCATGTGTTAAGTGAACAGTAAATTTTTTGCTATTTACATAACGAGCATAATAATATCTTTTTGGATTTACAGTTCCTTGACCACTAATTTGTGGTAATTGAGAATCTAAAATATCATCAGCAACACGGAAAAATACTTTTTGTGGTGTTACAGCTGCATTTGGTAAATCAAAAATATGAGCAACATCAGTTTGTATGTTTTGAGTATTGCCATCAGTAAAATTACACTTATATTTGTGTAAATCATATACATCATCCAATACATATTGCTCGACCAAAATTTCTACATCAGGATCTATAGATTCTGTTTCTGGAGAATAGATGTAGATACCAGCAGCAGAATTTTCTTTTGTAGCTGCAAGCATTAATTTAGTTTGATCCGAACCATTAAAATAAGTTGTTCCTGAATAATCATATGGTTCTGTTTTTCTACCAGGAGCAATTACATAGTATTTTGTATTTGCATCAAATCCTTTAGGTAAACGAATAAGGCGTTTATCTGGATTGGTTCCTGGTTTTGCTCTGGGAACAAGTTTAACAGGTGTTCCAGTTTCCCAATTATGTGGATTGGATGTACCTGCTCCAGTATTAATTGTAAAAATTGTTGCTCTTTTAGTTAAACTAGTATAATCAATTACTGGTTCAATTTTAATTACAGTATTTGGACCTTGATTAATGGTTAATTGAATATCCCTAAAATATTCAGTAATTGTAGTAGCAATATCAACACATTCTGGATATACAGTATCTTGAATTATAGAAGGATCGGTAGTTACTCCAACAGAATGCGTAGTATACCAAGCACCATTTTCTAATGTAAAATATAACCAAACACTACTAGAACCTAGTATTGCATTTCTAGTGCTACCTTGATTTAAACGACTACCAAATGTTCCTATTTCAATTTGAGTGGAATTAATAATTTTTTTGATGTAAGTTTCGGCAGGAATATTATTTACAATTGGGGAGGAGTTTGCAATCAATTTGCCATTATTAAACCTATTACTAGCATATTCAGCAACTCTCATTCCAATCACAAGACCACTGGTATCTCCAACAGTAACAATCGGAGAACCTGCTGTTGTCGAACAATTTTTGCGTAAATAATCAAAATTACGCATTGCTGCGATGCTTAGATTTTTTACATAATCTAAAGCATCAATTGTTTCACTTAATTCTCCGTTAATATAAGCTAATGATCCACCAACAAAATATCCTTCAGCAGCTTGAATGGTATTAATGTTTCCACCAAGCCTCAAATCAGAAACCACAGCGTCAACAAAATAACCAATATCACGCTGGCATTTGGCAATCGTGATATTTGTGTTTGTTAATAACGCAGGATATTTTGAAATAATATATTGATAAGCTTCATTTTGAATGAAATTTTTGTTGTCTTCAATTCTATCAGCAGCATCTTGTGCTTTATGATTAATTTGAATTCCGCCGGGATTTAATGTTTCTAAAGATGTTGTGTAAGTATCAAATCCAGTAGGTGCTAAAGTAGCATAACACGTACCAATATCAAGTTTTACAAATATTTTTTCTCCTTTTTTAGCACCAATACGGTATCCTTGTATGGTAGCAGCAGGTCTATTTGCAGGATCTGTGGCATCTTCAGAACCAAGATAAATTTTTGTATGATTGGTTTGATTATTGGAAGCAAGAATATCTAATGTATAATATTGTATTTTAGATTCATTACTTGGTGAAGTATTAATAACTTTAGGTGGAATAATATCAGTAATATATCCGCCTTTATCTTGGTTAAAAGAGAATCCTTTAAATCCAACTGCGTGTAGTGAAGTATTACCAAAGTTAGAGTTTGAGTTGGTGATAGACATATCACCACCAGATTCCATCAAGAAGTGATCATGGAATCCAACAGCAAATACAGAAACGCATTGAACAAAGGAATCATCCGAAGCACGAATGTGGAAGTTTCTCCAATCATCCTTCCAATAAGCATCACCTTTGGTGTGATAAGGAACTGTCGCAAATGCGTCAGTTAGTGAAGCTTGATTCCAGGTATTAGTAAATTTATCGTAACGAATAAACGCTCTATCATCTTTTTGTAGTGAAACACCAGTATATTGAGCAACAACCATTGACTTGAATCCAGTTGCTTTGGATCCGTCTGCCCACATACCACACATACCCCATGTGGAACGAATTGAACAGTTGAAGACATAAGGAGAAGCTGACTCAACAGAATCAATTTCTGCTTGAGATACCGCATTAGTATCAAGCCCATTTGCGGATGTATAAGTTGCACCACTTACTAGAGTTGGATTTCCTAAAGAAGAAATACTTCCCAAAATTTTATATTCAAATACTTTAGGATTACCCCCTACGTTAGTATTGCTAACTTTAAAGGTGCCGTTGAGTTGATCGCTGAGACCGTTATTTAAAATTGCAATATACTGATCTACAAAATATCCATGATCAATTTTTGTAGTTACTCGAACTGTCAAAGTTCCTACAGGAGAAGAATCTGTAATTCTTATGCTTTCAATTCTTCTAGTATCAGAAAGTGGTCCTACAATTCTATTTTCCTGTACTAAGGACAAGAAGTCGCCATCATCAATAGTTGGTTGGAATCTAGAAAATGCTCTAGAAATTTTTGTGTAATAGATATCAAGTTCGTCACTATCTGCATATTCCATGATGCAGATTTTGTGGTGAGAATACTCAGGTACTGCCAACTGCAATGTATTGCCAGCTTGATAATAAACTTTACCAACATTTGCAACTGGATCAAATAATGGAGAATTTGTAGAGAGATCTCCATCTTTAATCGTAAACTGCCAAATATAGCAACCACCAGTCAAATTAAATACCGATGTTCTTCCTTGCGTTCCGTCAGCAGGATCAGGTACATACAAAGGACGCACAATTGTTCTACGAAGATCGTAACCAATTAGAGAACAACCTCTAGGAACAATAGCACCACCAGTACTAGCATTAAATTTGTAAAGAACGTTATCTGGATTGCCTAGATCAAGAATGCTGTTATCATTCCATTCTTCTAATGCTTGATTGTAATTGAAGATAGGAATATCACCAGTAATTTCAATAAGATCAAGGCTGCCAAGATTACCGTCCGCAATTACGGTTGTTAAAATTAAAATTAATGAAGAAATAGTGTCTTGTACGTCAACACAAGCAAATTCATTTCCTGATGGTGAAAGTGGTTGAATTGCTCCTGTGCCATTTGCTACCGAAGGGCCACTTAGTAAAGTTAAATTTTTTGTGTATAAACGGTTGGAAACCGCCTTTCTCATCATATCTCTTGCTGCATTAAAAGCAATAATAGATTGAGCTTCTTCACCAATTAAACCATTGCTGATTGGTTGACCATTTCTACCAAAATATGATCTAGCAGCTTGAATAATATTGCTATTACCACCAGTTTTAAGATCAGATATTGTAGCATCTACAATATAACCAATATCACGCTTACAAATATTTTGTCCATCTCCAATTACAGGAGGTGAGGTTTCGCCAACAAGGGTGCTGGGGTTGCCGGAAGTAATAACATCTAAAACAATCTGAGAAAGTGAAAATACTACAGATTTAACATTATTACAAGAATTTTGATTTTGGTTACTATTTGTTACCGGATCGACAGAAATTGTTAAATCTTTGTACGTTAGTTGATTATTTAATGCAAGATTCATTTGATCTCTTGCCGCAGCAAAAGCTGTTCTTGACTGAGTTTGCTCTCCCTCTAATGTATTACTTAACCAAGAATTTCCAGCAGCATTAAAATAATTTTTTACAAATTTTCTAGTGTACTTATTTCCACCACCTAAGCATACATCTAAAGATACTGCGTCAATAAAATATCCAATATCTCTTTTACACTTGGCAAGAAGATTGGCTGGGGGAGGTGAAGGAGGAGAAGCAATTACAGTAGCATACGCAGCGTCAACAATTTGATTCCGATTTCTTTGAATTAAACGATATGCGTCAAAAAATCTATTTAATGGATTTCCTGCTAAATTACTATCACCTGGAACTACCCAATTATTTCCCCAAGCAGCTTCATTATAATCAATAGCAATCTGGGCAAATGCACGATCAATAATTTCTTGACGGTTTGCTTCGATTAAATTTGCGCCATCCAAATATCTTGGTTCTTTATTTGTTACGTCTACTGCACCAGGACGGTTATCAATGTAGTGATTTCCAGGCATCAACATGATGCTGAATTGGTCAAACCTATCTTCTGCGTTAGGTAGGTATGAATAACGAGATACTTCGATAAAGGCTCTTTGAATTGTCTTAAATGGACGTAGAGGTGAATTACCTCTATTGTCTAATTCATCTGTAGCGTTGAAATCATCTGGGGAAACGTATAGATATCTACCAGTTTTGCTTGAGTACAGATTATCAAGTCTTGTAAGAGCCATAATTACTCAGACCTATGTGTGCTTTCTTCTTGAATGTATTTATACAATAAAACCCCCCTTTATGGGAGGTTTTAAAGCACACGGAAGGAGTTTAGTTCTTGGCATTATTGCCAACTCCCCGAGTTGGGCACGATCCAACAACCTCAGTGTTAACAGCACTTTGCTCTTCCAATTGAGCTATCGGGGAATAAAATCAGTTGCCTAACATGTATTCAACTGTGTTTGCTACGTCATTCATAGCATCTCTTAAATCTGGTCGTTGTCCAGATTCTTGTTTGATGATTGGTCTAGAATCATCAGTTAATGTCCAGCGCCATAGTTTCATGGATGTACAATACCAAAGTTTAATGTTCATTTAAAATTTGTCTTTTGATTTAATTTTAACCCAATTCAATAAATTACTATATTCAAAAATATCGTCTTCCTCTTGTTTTGTTTCTATTAAAGCCTCAAGTGCCTCAATAACCATTTCGTGATCTTTTTTAGAAAGTAAGCTCATTTCTTTACCCTCGACTTTTTTGACGATTTTTTGGCGGGGAATTTTTCCCCAATTTTATTGAACTGAAATTTGAATTTCGAATTATAAAATTCGAAGTGCCCAAGAGAGGACTCGAACCTCCACGCCGAAGCACTTGATCCTAAGTCAAGCGTGTATACCAATTTCACCACTTGGGCAGTGACCCCTCTGTTTGAGCATCATTCGGCGTCCCGAGATAGGCTTGAGGGGTGTTGATAGGCAGGTGCGGTATCATCCCGAAGGCGTTCCCATGCTCCTTTTACTTTCCTTACCTTCACATTTGGAAGAACTGGATATTTCCTGTCCATCCGAGAGCCCCCGATCTGATTCGAACAGACGACCAATGGTTTACAAAACCATTGCTCTACCACTGAGCTACAAGGGCATTCTAACAAATTCAAACCTACCATATTTAGACCCCCAAAGTTGATGTCCATGTTCAGAACAAAAACCACGATCCATAACATAATAATGAGTTGGTGTTATCTCAATTTGATTTAGAAGGTAGGTTTCCCGTCCCATCCAATCTACCATACAACCACAACCTTCTATGCCCCCAACAAATGAATCACCTGATGGCGTAACAACAACGTCACACCCACTACGTAATTTTAGCACATTTTTGTCAATTTCGTCAAGTGCTTTGAAACCTGTGTAGTTTTCTTTATCAATAATTTCGTAATTGTAGATACGAATTTGATTTTCTTCTTCTACTGGCTCAAGAACAAATTGACGATATGGTATATGTAATTGATAATTGTATGCTTGTTCACCATAGATTAATCCTCCACCCAAATTAACGTGACTTACACGAATCATAGCATATTTTGATGGATGAGACATTGCTTGAATTTTATTTTCAAACTTTCCCTCAATCAATCTAAAAAATTCTTTAATCATCTTGTGGCAATAATTCAGGATTTTCTAATTCAAGATTAAACATAAGTGGATGAACTTCTTCCATCATCAAATAGTTAGACCAAACATACAAATCATCGTCATCAAAATCTCGGTTGTTGAGAGCTTCTGTCTGAACTGATGGATGATCTTGTATTAAATGTGGAAGTTCGTCAAAGGTATATGCTATACCTTGAATAAAATACATACGAACTACTTCACCCATATAAAAACAATATGATTGAGATAGTTTGTATTTCATTACGTTTTTCCACTCAATTTATTTAGTGTGGAATAGGAGCAGGGAGGGTCGAACTCCCACGGTCTAACGACCAACAGATTTTAAGTCTGGTGCGGCTACCAATTACGCCATGCTCCCGTTTGGTATGAGACAATCATAGCAGGTCTTGCTGTGATTGTCAAGTGCCCCTTGAGGGGATCGAACCCACCTGAGGCGAATTATGAGTTCGCTGCTTTCACCAGATAGCTAAAGGGGCAGATGGGAGTGTAGGGAATCGAACCCTAACACGGGACTAATCTGGTCCACTTGGGCTTATAAAACCCACGATGCTCCATACATCACACTCCCATGAATATGTACCAATCTATGGTATCATATTCGCCCGGTTGCTGTCAACTGGTTCTTCAGTGCTTGCCTGCGACGGCGGGCGTCTCTCAATGCTTGAGGTTTGAGGTGCCTTTTCTGTTCTTTTTTGCTGTGGTGCTGCCAATTTGGAACTTTCATTGGGGTGCCTCGACCTGTGTATGTATATATCATACCACCAAAAACGAGATCAGTCAACCCCCATGTGCCAGTTCAATTTCTGGCTCAGCTTTTTTGACCATTTTTTGGCGGCGATTTTTTTCCCAGATTTGTGTAATCAGATTTCCAATTTTAGTTGAGGAAAATCGAAGATCCGGTAATTGTAACTACACCAGAAGTTTTTACATCAACCACACCAGTTGTTCTTAAAGACCAACCACCTAAGCTTTTGTTTTCTATTTTTTGAGTAGCTCTAAGTGCATATGATACCGGAGCAGAACCACCAATAGTTTGTTTAAATGTTTCTGTTGGGGGATCAACACCAGACAATGGTTTACCCATGATAGTACTTTTTTTATTTCCCCCAACAAACTCATACGATTTGCCAACAACTCTAAGACCTAAGCCACCGGTAAGTGATCCCATCAAGATGTTTCCTTTTGCTGCTACATTATAATCACCAAGAATACCCATATTATATTCTCCTCGCACAAGATAATTTACACCACCAAGAGTGTTAATAGATGTTGTAGTTCCAGGAAGCACTTGGTTAACTGTATTTTCTCCAGCATTATCAACGTAATGTCCACCAGTGATAGTATTGTTTGCGAAGGCAGCATTTATATTATAATCACCGGTAAGAACATTAACTTTTCCTCCCCCCTGTCCAGATTCTAAGTTAATAGCTTCACCAGCTCTTAATGTAAGAACATTAGTTGCATTGAGAGTAATATTATCTCCCTTGATAGAAACTTCTCCTCCTTGAGATTCAATAGCAATATCACCCTCAACAAATAAAGAATATGGTGGATATTCTTCTACTGTTTCTCCACCAGAACCATCCTTAGTTCTAGTTTGTTGATCATCATTTCCAGTAATGTGAATGCTTTGTGTTTGAAATTTACTTTGGTTATCTGATCCTCTAATAATAACTTTGCCACCACAACCAGCTTGAGCAGGTTTACCAGTGGAAAGAATAATATTTCCAGTGCCGTCAAAATGAAATATAGATGTGCCGTTAGTTAAAATATAACCAGACGTATTATCTTTATTTGTGTACGTTCCCATTGTCCAACCATGTTTGGTTGACATCACATGAAAATCAGCATTACAAAACTGACCCGACTCTAATTTATCAGCTCCTTCTGGTCTAGGGGCTCCGTCTTTTTGATATTTGTCTTGGTTGGGCGAAGCCTTTGGTGTGTTACTCATTATGGACAATCAATATATTTACCAGTTCCGATCTTGGCGTATCCTTTACGCTCAAGTTCTTCCTTATCTAGGCAGAATAGATTTGGCAATACTCTAGCTCCTGCTCCACTACCACCAACAATTATTATTTCTGGTAGTGTGTCATACCTTTTAGATCTATCTAAAATTTGAACACTAATTACATAACCATTTTCAACCGTAGCTTTAGCAATGGTAGAATCCCCGTTAATGTACACCTTAGGTTCTGTTTTATACCCAATACCAGGAGAAATTAATGTAAAAGAATCTATGATGCATTGAGTATTAGTATCTACTGGTGTGTTGATTTTATAATTTGTTCCTGTTCGTGTTACTCTAATTTCAGATACAAATCCTTTGTCATCCAATAAAGCAATGCCAGTAGCACCATAACCTTTTCCAGTTATGATTACTTGGGGTGCCTGTTGGAATGGATCTCCTGGTTTGATGATTGGTATACTAATGATGGCACCATTTGGATCAGTGATCGGTTTTCCTGCAACTGGTTTTTCAATCTTAGGTTCTTCCTTTGCTGGGTCAACTTCTTTTTGAGCATCTTCTTCAGCTTTTTTAGCGGCGGCATCAATTGCTTTTTGCTGGGCGGCTAAGATACAATTAGCAAATGCTCCAGTATTATTAACAATAAAAGTAAGGTCGTAGTTAATTGTCCAACCAAGATCCTCAGCAATACCAACAACAACTTTTGCTGTGTTGTTTTCCACAACAAAAGAACCAGATAATGTATTGTTAATAAAGAAACTTGGTCTAATATCAACACCAGTTAATGTATAATTTAAGACAGTACCATCAACAACATTTGTTGTTGTAATGGTGTAGATGATATCTTCTCCTTCTTTATAGCTAGATTTGTCAGAAACAACAGAGTAAGACGGAATTAATACGATGTTGTCATTAATTCCAGGCACCAATTCAAATTCAGAATCAATCACGACGGTAGCAGAAGCTTGTGTTCCATCAATCGAGAAAGTTAATGCTTCAGGCACAGTTTCTACAATATCATCCTTAGCAATAGTAATTTGTACTTGTTCTTGATTTGTTGTCATGATTACTGATCCAGTTAACCGACCGCCAACAATATCAGATGGAGTAATGGCGGCTCCAGATAAAGTATAGTTAAGTTGTGTTCCTGCAGGAACATTAAGAGTTCTGATAGTAAATGTGATCGTATCTCCTTCGTTTACTAGACTTTTATCTGCTGTCACAGCATAATAAGGACTCTCGGTTGCTGTAGCATCGGGGAAAGTATCTCCAGTAGGTTCTGGTAAGTCATCATCATTAAATGGATCGTCATACTCAGCGGGTGTTCCAACTTCAGCAAAGGTTCCTTCGGGAATATCTGTGCCTCCAGGAAAGAATGATGCTGGGGTGTTCTCATTTCCAGGTGGTTCTGTATCAACTGTTGGTGATGGTTCTAGAAATACTCCGCCAATAAAACCTATTTGAGTTTCTTGTGTGGGTGGTATGTTTCTACCCTCATCACACACACCTCCACCAAAATCTAATTCGCCATCCTCAATGGATTTAATTAATCTATCTAAATCGTCTTCTGTATTTTGACCACAATCAGTACATTTTTTTTGAATTGTTTCGCATTTTGATGCTGGTCCAGAACAGGAAATACCTAGCAAACTTAATACTTTATTGAGTATACTGCTAAGTAAATTTGTTGGATTTTTTAAGATGTCCAGCAGTTGTAGAAGGGGACCAAGAATTGACGACAATAAAGTATCAAATAACGAAAGTAATTGATTCAAAATACCTTGCACAATGGTATCAATGGCGCACGTTGCTTGATAAAAAATATCAGAAAGTAATCCAAAGATAAGATCAGTAATAAACTGTGTGATTCTATCAGTTAAATCTTCAATGGAACATCCAAGTTTGGCAAACACTTCATCAAATATTTTTTTGATTGCCTTTAATCTATTTCCTTTTGGCTTAACTGGTTTGAATGCTTTTTCTGGATCCTTAAGTGGTCCACTGTTTACATTGCCAAGTAGTTCATCTTCAGTAGCTTGCGCTCCAATAATTACTTTAACTAATTCATCAACTGCTTGCCTAATTTGTTTAATAATTTCTCCCTTAATTCTAGCAATAAAACTACGAACCAATCTAGTAATTCTACTGATATGATAACGAGCAATCTCTATCTTATCGTATAAAAATCCAGTAACTTTACCGACATAGTAATCTCCTAACTGACCACCCGAATCTTGATTTGCTGCAAGAAGATCACCCATGATAGTGGTGATACCATTCTTCAGATTTTTTTCTTGACCACACTTAGGATTTGCAATGATATTACAACTCTTACCACCAATTGGATTTGTTGCACTGTATGGTGCTAAAGCAGCTAATAGAACAGGGGGAGCACCATCTGGATTGGTAGCACCATCAGCAGCAGTAGGACCACCAGCAGATACGTTAGCTCCTGTCTCTTTATCTACTCCACTCTGAGCATTGGTTGGGTAGTGTGCCTGTGGTATTACATCGTTAGAAGTAAAAGTTGTAAATGATTTACATTTACCACCTGGATTTGGATCATCATTTTTTATGACAGTAGAATATTTTGTATGACCAATCGATCCCATGATGATTGGTTTTTGTTTGTCGTTATCAAGATAAAATCCAAGTACCCAACATCCAGGTTCTAATCCAACAGAGGCACCAGTAGTTAAGCCATCAGTGTATGGAGTGGTGACTGGCATCATCACATTTGCCCACGGCAATTCATTCGTAGGGACAGCATCACAATCCTTCAGGTGCTGTCCAACAATACGTATACGATACCTACCAGATTGTTTGGGGTCGTCGAATTTTTTGCTCTCTACTTGCCCAACCCACCAGTTAAATCCGTCAGAACCTATTTGATGTACGGGAAATAATGATGATAACGCTTGATCCATATATCACACGTTTTTTATTATTTATTGTACTTTAGATGTATTGTCAGGGCTACCATAAGAATCCCGAATTAATGTTAAGAATGTAGTGCTCAATCTTTCTTTCGGAATGAACACATGATTAATTTCTGAGATTAAATACACACCACTATGCTCTGGGTCATACTGTTGTTGCAATCTATCTCCAGTAGGAATCTGATTAGGAATTCGAATCTCAATCTTATCTCCAATTGTTAATTTTGGATTCCCCGTAACAGTAATTTTAACTTTTTGATTCACCAAAGAGTTAACTCTAGATATTGATTGAGACATATAATATTTTTGAAAGTCAGGAAAGTTTGTTGTTGTTCCCTTAGCTCCATCAGATTCTTCTGGCGATGCAATATCAGTTCCATTGTACCAAGTCTCGTGGTCTATAAGAGCACTCATGATACGAGTGGGATACTTAGATAATTCTTTCTGCCCGTAGGGCAATCCTTTTTGAGATCCAGAATGCCCCATGCTTTCATATGAATCAGCAAGAGAATAAACATACTCTTCATACTTTCCTGTGCTATAATTATAAAAACAAATTAAAGAAGAGAACGCACCCATCCTAAGTTTTGTCATGATGTCAATCTCTTCTACAAAATCAATGTCAATGATCTTTCTATTTGGTGGACCACCAACATCATTATTTTCTTGTGTGTATACTGCTACTGCTTTGGATCCATTGTATTTGGTAGAAGAACACAAGGAATCAATGGATTTAAATATAAACCCATTACGATTTTCAAAAAACATATAGCCACTAGTTCCTTTTGTTTTAGAATAATCTGATTTGGATGTAGGAGAAACTGAAGAAACTACATCTGTCACTGCGGCAGCAGGATTAAACTTCAAGTTGTTTAATTTTGTTTTTGCTTGTGTGTTGCCACCAGTAGGAACAGATTTTAATTTAATGCTATCAATAATATTGAACGGGGATTTCTTACCAGGATTGAAAATAATATTGTAAAGAGATGGATCAACTATCACATCTTTATTTGTTTTCAAATATTGTTTGAGAAGATCTCGAACAATTTCATCTGGCTTTCCTTTCAATGTTTTTGATACACGAATGCCTTCGTTTAGTAATGCTTCTTCAGATATTAAACCAAGCGTATAAGTTTGGAATCTATCTCCAGAGAATCTGCTACCAATTTTATACACACGCATGTTATACTGGTATGTTTGCTCATCAGATGCTTCAAGAATAATTTCAACCTTTTCAAATCCCTGAATAGGTAATGAGGAAATTAAGTTTGCTCCAGTATCAACCAAAGTTAAGTTGGCTGATACAGTGGGCAATGAAATGTTTTCAAAGTAATCAAATCGAATAACTAAATCAGTGATGTCTAGATTCTTAGATCCTTTTACATCAGTTATACTTGCTTTTTTTAATAGAAAACTAGAAGCGTATGGTGTTTTTTGTGACATGTTTGTTAACCATATAGTGGATTGTATAATCCAGATTGTGTTAGAGCATTAAATCCTGGCGAAGCTGCACTGTTCTCGGCTGAGGAAGGTTGTGATGTAGATGCCATTTGTTGTTTTTGTCCTGGTGGCAACATCATAGCAATGATATTTGCATTGCCTTTATCATCTATTTTTTGTGCAATGGTTTGGGTCTGTGCATTTTTATTTGATTCTGGTGGAGGGGAAATACTTGCCTGAGGACCCATAGTACTGGTTGATATTCCTCCATTAGTTGAAGTAAAATAGTCAACAATACTTTTTCCTTGTGGGGTTTTGGGATCCATGCCAAGTATTACATTATTTTTATAAAAATTAAATCCTTTTCTTGTTTTACGTGCTTTTATTTCACCATACGTGGGGTGAGTAAAAGTTCTTTCTTCATCAACTTTCATACCATAATTGTTGGTGATTGCTTGACCTAGTTGCCCAGTTGGAGATGGATTTGGTGGTTGCTGAGCAGTTGAAGAAGGATTAGTTGATGGGGTTTTTACTGTTGCTGAATTATACGCTGTTTTTAATTTAAGATTTCCTGCCGTGTTGAATGTGTGATTTCCTGCATTAAATTCATTTTTTTGTTGCGATGTATCAACACCAGCACCAGCATTATAATTTCTAAATCCTGTTGCAGCAGCACCATGATTAACTTGTTGATCAGTCAAATTAAATGTTGATTTAATTCGTTTTCTGTATTCAGGGTCATTCATTATTAATTGATATGCTTCTTCTGCTTTAGAATTTTGATCTGCATTCAATGGCGTGTTAAGTTTGCCTTGAGCATATGGTTGGTATTGATTTGGGGCTTGGATGACATCCGTAACACTACCACTAGAAGCATTAAATGTGCCAGCGCCAACTTCTCCAGATTGTATTAATCCGGCTCGGTTAATTACTGATCTACCAACCATAGCCATTCCCTCAACACCTTCACCTCCAGCTTCAGCAACCATCAATCTTTTTAAAAGTTCCTTTTCATTTCCAGTAATATCTGTTGCCTGAGGATTTCCATTACCTGGAGGAGGTGTTGGTTTATTATTCACACCATCCTTAAGTTTTTCCATCAACGAACCAAAACCATCCATCAATTTAGTAAATATATTTTTCTTAGATTCTCCATCATCTTCTTCGCCAAATGAACCAGCATTAGTTTTAGAACGCATACCCTGCTTAGTTTTTTTCACAATGCTAGGAGGTAATCCAAAGACATCAGCAATTGGTCTCGAAATTCTTTCAATTTCTGGTGCGATACTTGTTCCTTCACTACCCATACTAGTCATGAGTTTAGATACTGTAGCCAAGATAGAACCACCAGCAGCCATCATAGGTAATGACATAGCATCTACTAATGGCTGTGCCATTGCTGATGATTGGGTACTTCCGCCCGAAGCAATACCTCGCATGTTAGTAATACCAAATCCAAATCTTCCCCCAACACTAGATCCAGTTGTTCCTCTTTCAAAACTAGGTAAGCCGGAAGTTTTTACTCCTTTGCTAGATCTAGATGAGCTGGAAGGTTTTGGTCTAACCTTACCATCCATAGCACTAGGTTCTCCCTGAGTGTAATTATTGTTTATAGGAACAACCATTTCATCGCCATGTAGCTTCGCAAGATAGCCACTATCTGGACCAGACACAATGCCCCCAGTTTCTGCTTCGGGAATATGCATTCCTCCCTTCCCCATCTCAGACAAGGAAGGGTATCCTCCTCTTGGTCTTTCTATTGATGGGTTGTTAATAATGTTAGTAGTTGGTGTAATATTCTGTGATAATTGAGATAGCTGTGTTTCATTAACTGCTGTTTGAGTATCATCTGGAACTTCTGTGCTAGCACTATCTTTGATTGCTTCTAATTTATCTTCGGCTTGTTTGGTATTAGCTTTAGCTACACTTCTCTTTTGGAATTGTGTTTGATTGGCAATAGCTAAAGCAATCTTGTCAAGTTTATCTTCAAGTGTAGTATTTCTTAATTTTAATTGCTCTACTAAATCTACTTGCGCTTTTGCTGCACTGATGACACCAGAAGAAATTCCTGCAGTAGTTTTACCAATAGATTCTGCGGTTTTATTTAAAGAATCTACTATACCAGTTAAGCTAGATAATAATTCTTCTTTACTAACTCGCTTGCTTCTAGCTGTAGTTGCTTTCTGTATTTTCTTAGCTGAGTTTCCAACTTTAGGACTTTGTGGTATTGGTCTATTAATATCATCACTGTACATGTAATCAAACTTAGCCCTAAACATTTTTGTTTGAGCTGATCCTACTTTTTTCTTCAGTAGAGGTTTAATAAACTTAAACGTTGATTTGGGATCCTTAGTAAGACGCTTAGCTATTTTATATTTTTTAACTACATTTTGTAGTTGTCCTTTCTTTCTATCAATATAGTTACCACCAAACTCTCCTGCTAATGCTTTCTTGAAGAAGTGTCCTTTTTCTATTCCCGCTTCTTCAAGTGAGGTGCCAGCTTCTTCTGCTTTCTTCGAGGCAAATTTTCTTTCATTCTCGGCCAGTTGTCTAGCCAGTAAAACTTTTTCTACAATGTTACCAACATAGTTAGCTCCATTGTAACCTCTAGTATCTATAGATGATTCAGTTCCTGCTGACATTAGAATACTTTCCTATCTTGCTATTTAGTTGAGACCTAATCGACGCAACACAAGTGCTCTAGTTGTAGATGTTACTTCGGAAGTGTTAAATGTATTGTGATTTGCATCATACGTAAATCGCTGACCCTCTATAGTGGCATTTTTATTGATGGATTTTCCTGCACTACTAGATGCAGGAATCATAATAATTTGTGTGTCTTTAGATCCCTGTCTTAAATAATATTTTGACTGAGCTGGTTTTTTAGTTGGCGGAGATATATTTAATCCAGATTGGATTGCTTGTTCTAAAGGAGCAGTTAAAGAATCTAATTGTTTTTTAGAAACTTTATTTTGTTTTGATGCTGCTTCCAATTCTGGAGACATATTACCAAGTTCAAATAAACCAACTCCTCTTTTTGGTGCTCCAAGATCTCTATGACCTCTAGAATAAGCACCATAATTTTTAGCAAAGTAAGCTTCAACTGGATTCATTTCTCCTGTAGGAACAATAGCACCTCGACCAGTTCCTTCTCCAGATTCCATAGAAGCATCCATATGTATCTCTAAAATTTCCCAACCCTCTTTTTCTTTTTGTTTAAACCAATCTAATTGTTTTTTAAATCCATCATCTGTATCATCAAACATAGAATCAGTATCTTGATACTGTATTTTTGCATCAGGAAATTTAGATTTCAAATTGGTATAAGCATTTTTTGCTAGTTGTTTTACCAATTTTTTTTCTTCTGGAGCCCCAAGCCCAGCAGCATGACCAGGAACAATTAAGTATCCTTTGTTTCCTACACCACTAGTAGCACCAAAATCTTTATTGCTTGTAGTTCCTTGTTTACCTAGTCCTTTTACTGGGGTAGGTGGTGCTTGATTTTTATTTTTTGCTTTAACATCTCCACCAGTAACAATTCCCCCGCCAAGAATAAATGAATCTGGGTTTACTAATCCAGTAATAGTGTATGGTGGAGTAAATCCAGATCCAACATCTAAATGCATATGGGGACCAGTTGCTAATCCAGTTTTGCCTACCTTTGCTATCACTCTAACAGCACCATTTTCACCAGAACCAGCACCAACTCTATCTCCCTCCTTAACCAAGTTTTGACTGTGGTGATTTGATTTTAAATATCTACCATCATCTAATTTTATAACTACATAATTTCCATATCCCCCGTTGTAACCAGTACCTGTTTTAACTACAACTCCTGGTGGAACAACCGATAAAGGAGTTCCATCATCTAATGGAACATCTCTGCCAGTGTGCCCAGTTGCAGATGCTCCAGAACCCAACCCATCTTTAGTTCCAAATCCCCTACTACCAAACATAGATTTAGTAATTTTTTTCCCACCAGAAGATTCATAAGGAACAATATCATCGGGATTGTCAGGATTGTCAGGATTGTCAGGATTATTAATTTTTTTCAACAGATCTTGAAACTTTCCTTTGGGATCTATCATTTTCAAAAGTTTATCAGCAAAGGATCCTGAATCAGTAGTTTTTAACAGATCAGTTTCCATAGCATTAAGTTGTTCTCCCAAAGATAATTTTCTTTTCTCTTTTACTTTTCTCATAGAAGATTGTAGTGATGGCAAAGAACCACCAACATTTGTTTGCACCAACGTAGATGGCATACCATAAACTTTTGCTAACGGAGAAGCAGCCTGTTTAAACGTTGGGGCTATAGAAGAACCAATTGGTCCAAGCTTATTAATATATTGTGTTGTTGCAGCAAGAATATTGCCGCCAACAGGATCAACTGGTTGCGTATTAAAAGCATTTTTATTTACAACTGCTTCAGTTCCATGAAGCATTGCTAATCCTGGTTTAGTTACACCACCAGTTTCATATTGATCTTCAGTTACTCCTAAAGCATCAGCAAAGAAAGCTGCAAAATTTTCATTAGATGGAACTGGCAAATTAGATTCAATATGTTTAGTATATGCATCAGGATTAATATCTCGTAAGATATCAACCGCAGCAAATCCATATCCAGCCACAGGAATTGCACTACCAAATGATAAGAATCCTCCTTTGACATCACCCATTGCTATTCTAGCAAGACCTTCTCCCAATCCATAGGCAGTTGATACACCGGGAATTAATTTAGCAGAAATTTTAGCAATTAGTTTTTCCGCTCCTTCTTTACCCACCACTTTAATTATTGCTTTTTGTATTATGGGGCTACTAAAAGCTCTTTCTAAGATGTGTTCACCACCTTTTTCAATTACTTTAGCTACTGGTTTATCTGTTTGTTGCACAGCTTTAGTTACACCAGGAAGAGCTATGTGTTCAAAACCTTTTGCAACCCCCTTAGTAGCTACAGCTTGGGCTGGTTTAGTAGCTATTTTTGGTGCTACACGTTGTAGTATTTTACTTGTAATTTTACTTGTAACTTTAGCTTTTAATTTTCCAGGAAGTCGTATGAGTTTTCTCAACCCAACCATTTTACGCTTCAATCCATATGGCAAACGTTTAAATATATGGGATGCAAGTTTCTTACCAAAAAATTTAGTTAACCTTCGCAACAAAGAATTTCCAGATGATCCTTTACCAGAACCAATGGTACTCACTGGTGTTTCTGTTCCAGCAGCATCCATTTTACCAGCTAATCTCTGTGCTGCCAAACGATTTTCTTCATCGTCAGCAAATTTTTTAGCTAATTCATTTTGCTTATTAAAAACTTGTAATATAGCATCTAATTTTTCTCCCAGAATTTGATTCTGAATATCTAAATTCTCATAGATGTTAGAAGTAACTTGAAGATTTGCTTGTACAATTGATGTCTGATCTTGTAATGATCTATCAATGCTATCAAGTTGTCCCTGAATTTTATAAAGATTGGTTGTTAAAAATTTAAATATTTTGTTATTACTTACATAGCTACTAGTTTTTTTCTGTTCTCCACCACCGCCAATAGTTGTACCAGTTTTTTTATTAATGACTCCGACTAAAGCAGCTCGCAAACTTTCTGGAAGATCATCAAGAACACTTTCATCTATTGCTTGTTCTCTAGCATCTTCTGCTTCAGTTAAAACTTGAGAAGCAATTTCTGCTTGTGTGTCTACTTCCTTTTCATCAGTATTATTTTCTTCTTCTACTCTAATATTACCCAGTAAATCATCCAATCCTTCTGGCATATCATCATCTTCTTCATCATCTGCTTGTATGTAAGAATTAGTTTCAAAATCAATATCTACTATAGGTATTCTTACGTAAGGGTAGTCACCACTTTCCCATGCTTTAGGAGTTAGCTCACGAATCTTATCTAATATTTTTTCTCGATGATCGGAAATTTGTTTCCAACTTAATTTTAAAGTATCTTGTAACCAATCCAATATTTCTGTTTGTTTTGCTCCTTTAGGAAACGGAGATTTGCCAGCAAAATAAACAGCGTGATCAAGCACGGAATCAAATTCTAATTCCCAGATACCAGATTGTCCCTGAATATATCTTGCTGAAGGAACATTGATATTATCCATTAGCAGCTTCCTGTTTTGCTTTCTCTTCCTGAATATATTGCATCAACAAAGCCGTATAAACTTCACGTTCCCACGGCATCAAATTTTCTATCTCAGTCAAAGAGTATTTATGATACTGCATCAAAGCAAAGTTTGTTTTATAGTACCCTTCCATACTATTCTGGAAGAGTGCTATACGAAAAAATTCTGAAGCCCCTCAATTACATACTCAGATTTGACTCCGGTTTTTGGATTGGTTACTTCAAACTTATGCTGTAGTTTTGGCATAGTTTCATAAAATTTTTGAATAGCTTCAAATTGTTTGGTTGTTAATTTCTCAACAAATTCTCTAAACTCTTTCTTTGAAGTTGTAGAAGAATCATACACATCAGTTTCATCAAAAATTTGTTCAATTGAATCAGCAACAAAATCCCATACTTCTTCTGTCTTGATATCCTTTTCTAGAAATTCTGATTCAATAAACCTTTGCATACCAGGATACTTCATAATAATACCTAGCTGATCAGTCAACATAATTTTGTTACTGTGATCGTCGGAGAAAGTAACTTCAACATCATTGATATTAATTTGTGCTTGTACTTCAGTTTGATTATCATCTAGACAAGTCACATTCATGTCAACAATTTCTCCAACTGCGGCTGCACGAACCTTAAGAAAAATATATTCAAGATCAAACGCAGGTAGATCTTCTACCTTAATTCTACTGATTACACAATTTTTAATCAGGTCTTTGACCGCAGCAAAGATTTGATTTTCGTCTTCTGATTCTAACGCAATCAGTAAAACTTTTTCTTCTTTAACCAGAAATGGTCTGTACTTAATAATTTTTTTTGAAGAGGGTAATTCCAATTCATATGTAGGAAAACCAATTTTAGGCAATGCCATAGATCTTTAAATCAATTCGTATAATTATTTATCCTTTATATCCACCAGATATATTGTTGTATACAAGTGTGTGCTTTCTGTAATAGAAATTTGCAGACACTCTGGTAACCTGAGATGATCCATAGGAAAGTGGAACTGCATCAATAGAATAAGGATAACATTCTTCCATGATATAAGAAATTGGTGCTCTACTATTAGGAGCACTGGCACCCTTTTCTGTCTTAGTTATTCTCACAGTTGATAAATATTGATCTGGATAATGTAAACGAACTGCTCGGTTGAGTTGATTTTTTCTTTCTTTTTTTATCCCGTCTAATCTATTAGCCTTTAGGAGTTTAATTTCGTCTTGATATGCTCCATTAAAAATATAATTATGCCACGCACTAAGAAATTTTAGGGGTGTCATATTAGCATCACACATCCAACTTAAAGTAAAATCACTATATAATTTAGTGTGAGGATAACTAATCTGTCCCTCGCCCATATGAACTCCAGATACTTGACTAGTTGCTGCCTGTATATTTGGTAGTTGAGCTTCATCACATAGCAAACTAATTATTTGCGTGGACTGTGATGATCCACCCGCACTTAAATCAACATTAGAAGCATCTTTAATAACTCCCAATATTTGCATACCAATATCAAATTCAAATTGTACATCATATCCATTCGTGAGGGACATGCCACCACCACGAGATATGGCGCTAAGGAATTGAGCTATTGAATCGTTCTTTGGCACTCTAAATAAACACGGAGGTTTATTTATATTTATGGCATACTCAGGTTTATACAAACCAGTCAATCCAAAAAAATATAAAGGCAACCCAACAAGAATTATCTATCGTTCTTTGTGGGAACGAAAGTTTATGGTGTTTTGTGATAACAAAGATAACATTATTGAGTGGGGAAGTGAAGAAGTTATCATTCCATATCTCTGCCCCACTGATAAAAAAGTACACCGATACTATCCAGATTTTTATATTAAAATTCAAAATAAGCAAGGTAAAATTAATAAGTATCTAATAGAAGTTAAACCAAAGAAGCAAGTTGCTGGACCCACAGATAAACCAAAAAGAAAAACTGCTGCTTGGAGAAGAGAAGTGCTTACCTACATAAAGAATCGTGCCAAGTGGGCCGCAGCAGAAAATTTTTGTGAAGATAGGCAGATGAAATTTTTAATCCTCACAGAAGATGACTTAGGAATCTAACATGGCAGCAAAAAATAATTTAAAACCAAAATCATATGCAACAGACAACATTGACAAGTGGTCTTATCTTACTGGGTATGAATTAAATTCTCTAGAAGATTATACACGAGATCAAATTCGTGCGCTTGCTTCCAAGTATGGAATTAAGAGGTACTCTAGTTATAAAGACATGAAAGAACTGGCTAAAGCAGTCAGTGAAACTGAGGAGTATAAAAAAGCGGGAGAAAAAAATTACAAAACAATATTTGAAAAGATAAAAGATAGAGCTGAAGGAGAAAGTAAAAACCTTAGATGGTATAGATCAACATTAACAACATTAAGTGCGGGCATACAATCAGAACCTTCTCGGATGAACCAGCAGGAAAAAATGGATTCTATTGACGCATTAATAAATCAAGATCAAAACGTAAATAGACGTAGAATTTTTCCTGGTCATCTATGTTTCTTTGAATACAAAGCAGAAACAGAAGATTTAAAATACTATGATAAGTATCCGTTAGTTTATATTTTAAAAGTTTCTGGCGGAGAATTTTATGGTGCTAACTTACATTACCTAGAACCAAAGAAAAGATTAATTGTTGTTCAAAAATTAGAAGCTGGGGTGATAGATATTCCCAAAAAAATCATTCATAAATACCTTAATAAAAGATGTAAAAGTTTGTTCTTGGATTTAGCAAAACAAGAATGGGTTACTGCTTCTGCTCTTCCTGTAGAAGATTTTGTGTTGATGAAAGGCGATGGTAAATTTGAATATCCTAAAGAATATGTTTGGGAAGAGATGAATCAATACTGGACTGATCGTATCAAGGGCACAAGAATCATCAAAGGAACTAACAGGAAAGACGTAGAGAGAGTCAAGTAAATGGCATTAACACTACAACAAATACAGAGAGCATGGACAGATAAAAATTATCGCAACAGCTTATCGCCACAAGAACAAGCTCAGCTAGCTAAAGGAGGAGTATCTGGTGGTTATACTCCCCAAAATGTTGCCAATACTCAAGCTTCTGCTGGCATCACTCCAGCCATACCAGCTACTTCACAGTTCGGGAAAAACCCAAGTCCAACTATAGCAAACCCAAGAGTAAATAATAGTTCTGCCCGCACTTCATTAAGATATCCATCCAATATTACAGAATTAGAAACGGATTATGTATCATTTGAATTTTTTGAATATGAGCCACCATTTGGTAAAGGAGCAGGACAACCTGGACTAGATAATTTCAGTGCCAAAACTGCATATGATTTTTACAATGCATCTGGTATAGTTGATAAGCGTAAAACCAAAGTTTTAACTCCAATTATATTATTCATGCCAGAAGATATACAGGCGCAGTATGGAGCTAGGTGGGGTGGAGCTGACTTTGGCACTGGTGCAGTCGGAATGATGCGAACGTTTGGAAACAAATTACCAGATCCTGGTGTTGCTACGTCTGCATTAACGGGACTGGTAAAATCTACACTTTATGACACGGTTTTAAAAGGAATTAATGAGATGACGGGTTCAAACATTGGGTTGGATCAATTTATGGGCTCTGTATCAGGAACAATTCTAAATCCAAACACTGAAATGTTATATCAAGGTAGTGATCTAAGAACTTTTGCATTGACATTTAAAATGACACCAAAAAATGATGACGAAGCTGTTAAAATTAAGACCATTTGTAACACATTTAAAAAAGCAATGCTTCCAGACCTAGGAGGACAATCATTTTTTTATACTAAAGGAGTATCATTATTAACAGTTCCGAATCTATGTCAAGTAACTTATATGAGAGGTTCAAAAATACACGAGTATCTTCCGGTATATAAATTATGTGCGATTGCTGGGGTTGATGTTAATTACACTCCTGACGGTGCCTATGCTACATATGAGGGAGGATCTCCAGTATCAACACAATTGACAATAAGTTTCAAAGAAACCAAAATACTATTTGCCAATGATGTAAATCTAGAAGGTTATAGTTACTAAAATGTACTTCAGAAATATACCAGACATTCAATACGACACAAAACCAATTCAGTATCCGTTCTCGGAATCTGATTTTGTACGTGCAAAAAATTTCTTCAGAAGATATCAAGTAAACCCAGATGTATTTTCATATGCAGTTTACTTTAAAAAATATGGCATCCAAGATGGAGAAAGATTAGATAGTATTGCAGAAAAAGTATACAATGATCCCTTCATGGATTGGGTAATCATACTCACCAACAATATGATTAATCCTTTGTTTAGTATACCTCTATCAGAATATGAATTGAGAAAACATATTGAATCAAATTATGATAACCCATACTCAGCAATTCATCATTACGAAACAGTTGAAGTAAAAAATAGTCAAGGAACAATCGTATTGCGTGGGGGGTTGATTGTTGACGAAACTTTTTACTCATCTCCATTCAAGTATTGGAATGGCACTAGTGTTATTCAAGTTGCTGGTAACCAGATATCTTATCCAGTGACTGTATTTGATTATGAGTCCACAGAAAATGAAAAGAAAAGAGAAATCTATTTGCTCAAGCCAGAGTACATAGAACCTTTCATCACTGACTTCAAGAAGACAAATCTATACACTAAATCTTCTGACTACATCAGTAATGACTTGAAAAAAACTGGGGTATAAAAAAAGGGGGTCTCACGACCCCCTTTAATTTTATCAATCTTCCTCTGCCAGTCGGGCAAAGTAGCTGAGAGCATCATCATCATCTGAGTTAGAAGAAGAAACGGTCTCTGTACGCTCACGAGTTACGGTAGCAACAGGAGCTGGATCTTGTTCTTCATCAAATTGAGATTGACGAGTTGCTGGAGAACTACCAAGAACAGATTCCATACGAGTTTCCAATTCTTGATACGACTTGAACTGATCAGCAGCAGTAAATGCTTCTAGCGAATACTGTTGCTTCCAGATACGTTCCAGCTCTTCATCATCAGAATTGAGAGCTGCTGGGGAAGTGAACTCAGAACTATCATAGTTCCAGTAACCACCAACTGTCTTGATCTTGATCTTGAAGTTGGCACCTTCCCAGAAATCAAACACGTTAACTGGTGTTTCATCTTGGAACTCAGGTTGCATAGCAGCAAGAATCTTATCATGAATCTTCTTGCCATACTTGAAGAGCATTACATTGCCTTCGTTTTCTGGGTTCTTGGGATCAGTTACGACATAGATGTTGCTGTAATAAGAAAGCTTACGCTTACGATCACGAGCAGTTGCTTTGTCTGATTCAATACCACTGTTCCAAAGCTTAGAGTTGGCTGCACAAACTGGGCACTTATCACCATTGGTGGTGAGACAGTTATCAATTAGCCAGCCACCATTGCCTTTGAAAGCATGGGAATAAACCTTTGCCCAGGGTACGCTCTCACCATCGGGAGCGGGAAGGAAACGAATTACGGCATAACCGTTTCCTGAAGCGTCAAGCTCGGGCTTCCAGAGCCTACTGTCGGCACCTGATGTAGTGCTGGACTTCTCAAGTTCCTTCTGAAGGAATTCAAAATTGCTCTGCGACTTGCGCTTAAGATCTGTAAATGACATATGGATTTTTTTGGATAATTGGATTTGGCTTGTGTGACGCTGAATCACCTACTCATCATAGCACGGGCTCAGGGATGCGTCAACCCCCCTGAGCCTCTAATTGTTGCTTCATCTTGGTCACTTTGTCCAGAAGATCATCATACATAATGTTCATGTTATCATCTGGAGTAGCTCCCAACATTACCACAGCTTGTTTCATATTCTCAACCATTTCAATGGCTTCTGGGTCATCACTTAGGCATAATCTAGTGTAAAAAATCTTTTGTTTTTCAATCAATTGTTCCATAACTTCAAAGTATTCCATCTTCTTTGCAGGAGATAGTACAGGGAAGGCAACCATAGATTGAAAGCAGAACCGTTGAAGTTCTGCCATTTCTTGAATGTCTCCACGAACAAGTTCGGATTTAAAAAAGTCAGACATAATCAAACAAGCATAAGTTTTGCTCTAGTGGTTTTCTTCATGAAGTTTAGACGCTGTGCATCGTACTTCAGTTTTTCTTTGAGTGGTTTAGAAATGAGTTTCGATACTGATTCTATTTCAATTTCATTTGATTCGCAGTAGTGAACAATAGCATCAATATAATTCATAGAATTTTCGTAAGCTATTTTCTCCACATCCTGCGAAAATTTCGCAGCTGTCATAAATTTATCCTCCAGTACTTCTTTCATATTTTTCTTCGTATTCTAGTATGTACTCTTGTAACTTAATAAAATATTCCTTTCTGACTGGCTGAATGCTTACTTGAGTATCACCGTTTTCACAGGCAATAATAGTAACCAATTGCTTTACTTTCAAACCGTACAGTTCCTGAAGCATACAAGCGTATGCTGTTTCCTGTACATAGTAATCATACAGATACTCTTCTTTCTTTTCCTCAGCGGAAGTTTTGAAGTCAATGATAGAAAGTACACCATTATATTCTGCGATGCAGTCAACTCGCCCAGCGATTCCTAAAAAATCAGAATATAATGCAGCTTCTTGTAAGTATATGTTATTTATATTATCAAGAATTTTACGAGAAGAATCAAACATAATCCAAACAAGCGGATACTCTCTGTATAAAGTATCATCATGTTCGTTGTTCATATAATTTTCTGCTAGTTTGTGGTAGCGATTACCTCTAGTAGCAGCTCGTGAAGAGATCTGTTGGGCTTTTGCTTTACCAACTCTTTCTCTCCACTTAGCAAGAACCTCTTGCTTCTTCGCATTATTACTAATCACGGTGGTGACTGACTTGTGCTTATTGCCAGTCGGCGTATTGTAATAACGCCGACCATCAATCATAACGGTATTCATTTCAATTGGTTTAATCAGACCAACATGATTAAAAATTTTCATTATAACCCCAAGTTAATTTTAGCGATTAGATAAGATTTGATGAGACCAGAACGAACGATGTCATCAACACCATACTCAACAAGAGAAAACTCTTTCATTTGTTGGAGGATACGTTGGAAATCAATAATGCCAGAACGTTCAGTAGTTCTTTGAAGATCTGACTGACTAGCATCACCACATAATATAATTTTTGTATCTTCACCTATACGAGTAATGATAGAATCCAACTCGTGAAAGTTTAGATTTTGGCATTCGTCAACGATAACAATAGCTTTATCTAATGTAGTACCACGAAGGAATGAGGTAGACCAGAAGCTAATAGTTTCTTGTGCCTTAAGATTCTCATACAGCATGTCAAAGGCGCCATCGTTAGGCATTTCAAACATGTACTTCACCATATTCTTATAAGGAATCTGGTAAAGAGATGCTTTGTCTTCGTGAGTACCAGGAAGAAAACCAATTTCTCTGGTGGCAACTAGAGAACGCACCACGTATACTTTTTCATACGGGGTGGTTTCATCCAGAACATCACGAAGAGCAAGGTACAAAGCTAGGAATGTTTTACCAGTTCCTGCAGCACCATAAGCAAAGATGTTTTGACCTCTACCATACTCCTCATACATTATACGCTGGTTGTCGGTAAGAGGTTCGATGTTAATAAGATAATCAATGTTAATTGGTTTCTTTCTTTTCATTTGTTTGTTATTCATACCAACAACGTCAGGTGTATTTCTTTTTCTTGATCGGGGCATAATTGTTTATTGTGAGATTACCATTTGACACGAGAACCAGGAGCTTTCGATACCTTGTTCTTCATAATATCAGCCCATCCAGGATGGGTTTTGTTCATCTTGTCTTTCCATTCTCCAACTTCACCGACACCAGCACATCCTTGACTCCAATCTTTATCCCAGTCGGGATTATCTTTTTTCCATTGATCATACTCTAGCATTGACATGTAGAGTTCTTGGGTCTCCCCAGTTTCTTTATGTTTAACAGGATATGTAGGCATTAGATCCACTCCAAAGCATTAGCGACAGTTGGGAATTGTGTAGAGAAAATTTCCTTACACATCTCAGCAATTTCCATGTGCTCTTTTTGAGTACCGTTTGCTGAGCGTAGTTGTATATAGTGAATCCAAGAACGAACAGAACCAGTCATGTAAATTCTTGTCGGTACTGCCAAAGGAAGCACAAACCTCGAACATTCCTTAGCAATTCCAACATCAAGCATATCATCATATAGTTCTTGTGCTTCAGCAAACAGCATTCGGATTCGTTGCTGAAAAGCAATTACAAGTTCGGGATCAAGATCATCAATAGAATTCTGTCGATTCTTTGTATCCTGACGACGAAGTTCTGGCACAGGAATTTCTTCAGTCAGAAGATTAGTATCAGCATATCGTTGAGAAAATTCCTGATATGTGAAACTTCTGTGTCGAAGAATTTGAGCTGCTAGACCACGAGTAGTATTAATTTCCAGAGTCATGTGCGCCTGTTCAAACACACTCCAGTGACCGTGTTCAATACAATACTTAAGCAGTCCCGAGATCTTCGGGTTCTCCTGGTTGTTCGGATTGCTGACTCTCGCTATGTACGCCATCGCTTCCTCCGCTTTCGGAGTCACTGTCATCAACTTCACTGATTGTTGTTTCGAAAAGAGATGGATCGAGTTTGTATCCGAATCCACGATTTGCTCGCTCATATGCTTGTAAGTTTGTACGAAGTTTTTTAATTTGGTGACGACGCTTGAGAATTTCAACATGTTGTTCATAGGTATGGTTTGGGTTATCCAATGCTTTCGACAGCATTTTGGTAGCCCGTTTTAATGATGTCATAGAATCAAAATGGATTTGTACATATCATACCATAAAAAAAGGGGGGTGTCAACCCCCAGTTATTATCTCATTGCCATATGAAGTTGTGCTTCTTTGAGGCGCATCTCCTTCAACATTTTTTGTCTGATTAATATAAGTGCCATAGGTTTTCTCCTTAGTTGTTTAGGTTAAAGAGCGTTCCTTCAGTCGTCTTTTGCGTTCGCTATTTGAGAATAGCGAATGAACGTACCGTTCCGAGTCGGCTTACTTCCGTCCCATATAGGATGAACGTATTATAGTTATAATATTTTTTTTGTATTTTATGCTACCGTTGTACATAATCTATTTCATATGCCAATGCATTCAACTGCTCGATGATTATATCACAAGCAATCTTTGGATTTGAATCCCCACAGGTAAACACATCTACTGCTGCTTCTTTTTTCTCTGGCCAAGTATGAATACTAATATGGCTTTCTGAAAGTAGACAAATGGCAGTGACTCCCTGTGGATTAAACTGATGGGATATTGTTTGCAATACTTGTGCTCCACATGCTATTGCAGCATTTTCCAGTAAATCTCTCAGAAAAAACTCGTTGTCTAATAGAGACAACGAGCAACCATACAAATTTAACAAGTAATGCTTCCCCATCTATCTCTTCTTTTTTTCTTCTTTTGTTGGTTTGTATCCCCAGAGTCTAGGATTTACTCTGCCTTCAGATTGTTTCCAACCTTTCAGACCTTCTCTATACTTATCCCAGTAGTAATCAAAAATTTCTAATTGTTTTTCAGGAATAACTAGATCGTATGCAATAGCTCCATCAATTTCATATGTGACGATGTATGCAGTGTATGGCAAACTTCTATCGTTTGCTAGTTCAGGATCACAATTTTGATGCAAGACTTGCATTAACCACGTCCCCCCCACTTAATTTGTGGAAATGCTTCTTCAACACAAGCACGGGTAATCTTATACTTTCTGCCAAGTGATTTATCTTTGACAAGTACAAGAAGGTTTGCTTCTTCTTCCTGAAGACCTTCGAGAAGTTGAATGAAAAGATTCTCTCTGGTTGTTGAATTGATCGAAGAGTTACCGCCCTTAAAGAACAAGTAAAGCTTACGATACTCCTGCTCCAGGACAGTGTGCTCTGTGCCCTTAGGAGCGTCGTTAGGAGTGAATGGTACTTCACCCTCAGGAAGCAATGAGATCACGCTCTCGTCGAAGTTAGCGATGAGTAGTGAGCGAAGAGCAACCGTGTTGTGCTCATGAAGAAGATTAATCTTCTCTGCTTTAGTTTTGGCGTTGCTCACTTTTTGGAGCACTTCGGAAATTAACAGTTTCATTTTTTAAATGGTGATGAACTACGAAAATAAAATACTCCCATCAGATCATTTAATTGATTTTCTTGAAAGTATTCTAATGGAATTTGTTTGTCGTTAATATTTATAGAGTTAAATTCATTCAGAATTTTTTGTTCAAGTTCTGCTGGAACATAATCCAAATCAATGAGAGTCCTGTTTCTGTAATAGTTATCAATTTCTGATTTAGTTTTACAGAACAGAGATGGGTCTTGGCTTACCCAAACATCTAGTTTCTTTTGACTGATTGGTTTTTGTCTTTTTTCAGTTACAAATGTATCATCATCTGATAAGAAATTTGGAATTCCATCTGATTTATCACCTTTAATTATATGCTCCTTAATAAAAACATAGGGGTTGTCGGATGTAATATAACTCTTCATAATTGGATTGTATTGATACACTCCAGGATACTTATGAAGTTGAATGAAATCTTTATCTCCAGAAAGAATTAAAATTTTCTCTTCCGATTTCTTGTGTCTGCACAGTACGGAGATAACATCATCTGCTTCGGCACCCAATATTTCCACAACTTTGTATGGAAAGTACTCTTTAATTTCATCACGAATTTTATTTAATACATCAAAGATTGAATGCCAATCTAACCCAGAGCTTTTACGATCTTTTTTCCTATTGTATTTGTAGTACGGGAAAAAATCCTTCCGCCAGTAATGTTTACTGTCGTATGCTAATACTACTTCACCATATTCTTGTTTGTATTGTTTTTCATATGATATCAAACTTGTTAGAACCATATGGCGGACGAGTTTTTCATTTAACTCGTCCTTTTTTATTTGTGCCATCAGGTTACTAATCATAACCTGATTCATATCAACAATAATCATCCTCTTCTTCCTCTTCTTCAATAAATCTTAGCGAGAGTAGCTCTTCATTAATCACAATTCCATATTCATCATACATTTCGGGATGAAGTTGAGGAGAATTATTTTTATTATAAAAATTATAAATGATGTCGTTAATAAACCAACCAGCTATAATTCCGACTATAAGAAATAGAACTACAAAGCAGCCCATAAAAAATAGGATTGTAGGCGATTCCATTTTTAATTCTCCGAGTGACTTGGGTTAGGTTAGTCCCTCCAAACAAATTCAAATTTAAAAAGAAATTGTTTTTTTCGGAGGGCGAAAGATTTAGTAATCTTTAAACCAGATGTTTTAGGTTCTTTCTCGGCCCTCCTGAGCATTAGCTCCACACCTTTATTTATGGCAATTTGTTTATCGTCATTCATTTTTTTTAGAACTTACTAAACCACGCTGAATAAAATACTTTGCTGTTTCCATTAACCCACCAACAGGAACATCGTCAATAATACAATAAGGAAATCCTGCTGCTTGAGGATAAAGATTCCTGAATTCTTCAAGTAACATATCTTTTCCAACAAGAATTGCTGTGTATTCAACATTAGCTCTATCCATAAGCTCTTTAATTGTAGTGCAGTAGCTACAACCAAGTGTTGTGTAAATGATAATTTGCATCGTAATAAAAAAACCACCTACTCATTGTAGGTGGTCTTGGGCATTTTGTCAAGTGTGTTGGGCGAAGGTGGTTTGAAATCCACTGGCGGTCGGTAAAGATTTGGCCAAGTGTCTCGAATAATTTCAGCTAATTTGTCTGGTGTGTTTTCATCAATCATTTCAATTAATTTTTCTTCTCGGTGGATAACGATACAAATTAGATGGTGTTTCTGGTTTCATCCAGTTATTAATTTTAGTATAGTTTTCTTCCGTAAAGAACCACTGATTAGAATACCATTCTTCCCAAAAAGTATGACCTTTAGATTGATTACATGAATGACAACATGCCACTACATTTGTTTTGGTATCTAGACCACCTTTACACTGAGGGAGGATATGATCTAGTGTTATGTTTTCTTCTGATCCACAATAAGCACATTTGTTGTTCCAAGAATCCTTTATATTCTGCCTCCATAATCGTTTTGCCTCACCCTTAGATGCTGTATGAAGATTAAACAGGTAGTCCTTGGGCGAATGAAGGGGACCCATAAGTGCTTGCAGCGTATTAATATTTATAAATTGCCTGAAAAAATTATTTCTTATAAATAAATCTAGGAAGAGAAATCTTCTGATTAGAGTTAAAGACGTATTACTAAAAGATTCCTTATTGGTTCTTTCATTAATGCCTCATTTAGCAGATAAACTTCAAATAACCTTTGTGTTATTTGTGGTATAACCTTGCATCAGTATCTCTAATCGGGTAATACAATCCGATTCTAAAGCGTAATAATCCCAGAGGACTCATTCGTAGAGCCATCTGTGGACGGACTCTTCTGGCGTTATGTCAGGAAGGGATTGGATTGTGTTGCTCACAAATAAACCCATTCTTTCCTTAAGGAGAAAAACACAAATGGCAGATACAGTTTACGCACCAGATCCCTGGTCAGCGTTGAGTGCTCAGCACTCAGATATTCGTTATGAACTTGCTGATAGAACTTCAGAAGTTCGTAATTCAGTTATTGCTGGTATTTCCGATCTTCGTAGAGAACAAGCAGTTGGTTTTGATGGAACCAATTTTTCAGTTGCTACTACTGCAGGAGATACCAAGTATGCTATTGCTACTGGTAACGATAGACTCAATTCTGATGTCTTAACCACAGGATATCAGACAAGAATTAAAGTAGACGAAGCTGCTGATAAAATTCAGCAAAGAGCTGCTGATTTCTTCATTGCTGGTCAAGCAAGAGATTTTGATAGTGCCCGTGACCTTGCTGCTCTTAGAGCAACCACAGACCTTGCTGCTCAAAAAATCAGCACAGAAATTCTTCTGTCTTCGGAGAAAGCTGCCACTGCTACTGCTCTTGAGTCCGCTAAAGTTGCTGCTGCTGTAGCACTTGGTCAGGCAACACTTTCCCATCAGATTTCTGAAGGTAAGTATGAGACCGCTAAGCAGATTGCTTATGAGAATGAGAAGACCCGTGACCTCATCAATTCACTTAAGAATGATGACCTTAATCGTATGCTCATTGAGCGTAACACCGACCTCAATGGAATCCGTCAGGATTACTGGGGTGCCCGTGATGGACTGTTAAACACTCAGTTCGCTGCCCTTTCTTCACAAGTTAACTCACAAGTTAATGCTGTGAATAGCCAACTTTCTGATACCCGTCAGAGCATGGTTAACTTCGGCAGAATGTCCGATGTAGGACAAGGTGCTACCAGCAACGCTGTTCGCTGATTTAGTTCAGTAGTTATAGGGGGAGTTTCTCCCCCTTTTCAATAGGAGAATAACTATGGACTCAGTAGAAAGAAAACTTATTGACCTTTACGATCTTCTCGCTCAATACCAAAGAAGCAAAGATCCAAATCTGTTTGATAACATTACTTCAGTTCGTACCGAAATAACAGAGATACTCAATTCTCGTGCTGGGGGAAATGATAACATTAACATTAATATTGATGCTGATTGCCCCAATGAACCTTGCCCATCAGGACCACCTGGACCACCAGGACCGGAAGGACCTCAAGGTATTCAAGGTATTCAAGGACTTCAGGGTATTCAAGGTATTGGAGAAACTGGTGTTCAAGGTATTCAAGGACTTCAGGGTATTCAAGGTATTGGAGAAACTGGTGTTCAAGGTATTCAAGGACTTC